TGATCGCCACCACTCCGCCGCCGGAAGCTGCCGCCTGCATGGCGGCCACGCCACCCGAGTGCATGACCAGGTGCCCGGCAGCCGATGCGCTCATGGCCTGCTGCGCGGCACCGAACCCGAAGTGCGTTTCGTTGCCATTCATCGGGGTGACGTTGAGCGGGTAGCGCATGATCAGTCCTGCGAGGCAGTCAGCGCGTTGATGTCGAAGACGAACACGTCGCCGGTCTTGAGCGTGCGCGCGGTCTGTAATGGGGCATGGATGCGCATCGTGCCGCCGGTGCTCTCGTAGAACACCGACCAGTGGGTCACGGTCAGGTCCAGCTCACCGTTGTAGGACGGGTAGGTGATCTGGTTGCTGTTCTTCGACTCGCCGTCGACCGCCGCGCTCCAGCCGCTGCCGATCGCGCCGCCCTGCTCGGCGTGCCGGCGCAGGTAGCCCGGCCACTGGTCCAGCGTCACCTCGTTGGTGCCAGCGCCGCCCGGATCGCCCGTGTGCAGCGCAATCCAGGTCTGGGTCGGCAGGGGCAACGGAATGCCGCGCAGTACCGCGTTGATGACGTCTTGTTTCGTTTGATCCGATGCTGCTGCCATGGTGAGTCCTTAGAAATAGTTGGGTTTCGTTCGTGTCCGGGCGCGTTGCTGGCCTGAGCTGCCGCTGTGTTGCAGGCTCACCAGTTTGGCTTCGAACGACGACGCACAAACCGCCGCTAGTTCTCTATCGGTGTATGGCTTGTCCCTCATGACCAGGATGCGCGCGAGGGCGCCCTGCGCGATGGTTTCCCGGTACTGGTCGGCCAGGAAGTCGGGCACCTCATCGCAGTCCTGCGACGGCTTGAGCCACATGCTGATGCGCACGTTTCCCGCTTTTCCGGGAATCAGGCGCATGGTGTTCAGGTCGATCTGGGTCAGGTAGCGCGGCTCACCCTCGACTTCGCCGACGCGCCAGCCCGGTACGTGCTCATCGAGCCACGCCGTGGTCTTGGGCTCGACCTTCTGGCCATCGAAGAACACGCTCTCGATGTCCATCAGCACGGCGCCATACGGGGCGATGATCGCCTCGGCGTCCTGCGCCGACACTTCGAACTCGTCTTCGTGGCGCCACAGGCGTGTTCTCTCGCAGAACTCGATGGCCGCCTGCCGGATGCCGAAGAACGCCGTGGGTTCGGCCAGGCCGGGCGCGTACGGGTTCATGCTCTTGAGGAATTCGCTCAGGTCTTTCATACGCTGTTCCCGGTAGCGGAGTTGACTTGCGCGGCCTGCGACGGCGCGCCGATGGCATCGGTGAATGCCTGGTAGTGGATGGTCGCCACAGCACCGTTGGCCACCTCGTCGTCCTTGGTGTGGCAGCGATACAGCGCCCAGTTGATGATGGCGTTGGTGAATTCTGGGCGGATGTCGAGCGTGTCGGCCGCATTCGCCACCTGCGGCGGGGCTTTGGACACCAGCACCTCCACCTTCGCGCCAGAGACGGCTGGCGGGTAGACGTAGAACGTGGTCGGGCTGCGCTCGTCGATCATGTAGTGCCGGGTTTCGCGCGCCTTGGCGCTGTGCCAGTCCGGGTCCGAGGCGTTCAGCGCCTGCTGGTCGACGATGCTGATGACGCGCCCGCCGGTGCCCGTGGCCTTGATGTTGCGCACCACGTTCAGAAGCTGCGCCGCACCTTCCGAGCACTGCTGAAAGGTGCCGCCCACCAGTTCCATGACTTCGGTGACAGCGCGCGCGGCAGGCCGGCGCAGCACGATCTCAGCCGCGGCGTCGTTGAACCAGCCAATGCGCTCCTCTTCCGTCCAGCGCGTGCGGTCCTCGTCGTTCATCAGCCGGTCCAGGCGAACCAGCAGATCCTCGACGGGGATGCCCGAGCTCGCAGCGGCATTCGATGCGCTGCTGATGATGATGGTCATTGCTCGACTCCTTTGGACAGGCGCCCGGCCGGCGGCGAGTGGTAGCGGGTCTTTTCCTTTTCATGGGCCAGCACGCAGTGGTTCGGGCCTTGGCGCAGGATGCGCTCGAACACCCAGTCGATCACCGCTTTCCAGAATTTGTAGGGGTTGCGATGCCCGAGCCGCCCGCACCGCGCTGACAGGGTTTCGTCCGGCCAGGTCTCGCTGCTGAACGGGTTCGACAGCACGTTCAGGAGCTGGTCGACCGCCACAAAGATCAGGTACAGCGCGCGAAGAATTGGCTTCACGATTCCTCCTACAGTTTGGATGCTGCAATGAACATGGCGTCGATCTCGGCTTCTGTCTTGCCCAGCGCCGGCACCACAGTGGTGAGCAACGGGTCGTCCCGCCGCACGGTATTGCTGTATTCGAACTTGGCGAGCGCCTTGGCGCGCACCACCGGATCGTTGATGGCGTTCAGCACCGCATTCACCTGGTCGAGCAATCCAGCGTCGATCAGGATGGCGCGGGCCTGCCACATCGCCACCTGCTCCGGCACCAACTCCTCGGCAGCCGCAGCGGCGCGCGCGTCGATTTCAGCCGCTTCCGCTGGAGTGGCGTCGCGCACTACGCCGCTGTCCATGATCTTATGCGTCATGCGTTTCTCATCCCATAGACGCGCACGGTGCCTGCATTGATATTCCCAGTACCTGGCGCCAACCTGAAGCCGGACAAAGCACCGCCACCAGCCGAATAAAGCCCCTCGGCGATGTGAGACTGGATGCCCGAACTGGTACTGAAGCTGCCGCGTACCCCGATGGTTCGCGCATTACCTGCGCTAGTGTCGTTGACGTTGCGAATATCCAGGGTCAAACTTGCTCGATTGGACGCCCCTGCCGTCATCGAGTTGGTCACGGACAAATACGTGCTGGCAAAAGAGGAAGATGTTGCTGCGTGCGCATTTGCTCCGATGAAGCTGTTGCCAGTCGTCTCCACAACGCCATTTTTTGCGAACCAGAATTGGAGCGATGCTGCAGCAGAAACGGAAAGCCCCTGTATCTCTACGATATAGCGGTCGCAGGAGCTCGTAAAAATGCTCGGGAAGTCGATCGCCGCCACCGGCGTGCTGACGGTCGCACTGCCCAGCAGCACCAGGGCCGGCGAAGGCAGATCCGACATCATCGCCACCGTCCCGTCCTTATCCGGGAAGGTGTAGGTGCGTGCCGCGGTGGCCGCGCTGACCAGTTGCGAGACGATGGTGCCGGCCGCGTTCTTCAGGTTGATGGCGAAGCCGGTCAGGCCGGCAAAGCCGCCGCTGGCGTCCTTGGCCGATGCGTTCTGCTTGCTGGTGCCCAGGTCGCTGATCTGGCGCTGCAGTTTGCCGATCGCGGCAAGGACAGTGTCCGTCGCCGCCGCTACCGCGCCGCTCGCGGTCGACAGCCCCGTCAGGGCCGTCGCCAGCACGCGCTCGGCGGTGAAGTAGAGGCGACCGCCTTCAGGCACGTTCGTCGTGTTGATCACCACATCAGCAGATTCGTCCGGCCCAATGCCATTGACCGTTCCGACACTGCCCTGCAGCAGCCCGGTGGCGCGCAGCTTCCCATCTTCGTCGAGCGCCAGCCCTTCACCGATAACGACAGCGCCTGGCGTGGTGGTGGTTGCCTTCGGCGGGTTCGTCGCCAGTTCCGCAAGCGCGGCTTGCATAGTGGTGCTGCTGATCGTCGGGGTCGGCAGAAAGCCGATCATCGACGCTCCACTGGGCGAGCGCAGCGATGCCAGCCCGTCGTCCGGGTTCTCGATGCGGTGGAACTCCTGCCCCTTGAGGATGCCGCCCATGTAGACCTGCGCCTGGTAGGCGCCGTCCGACACGTACGCGGCGTACCGCCCCAGATTGTCGGTGCTCAGTGGGTTGGCGAGCGGCGTGCCATCCTCGTCGGCGAACAGGGCCGCCAGCACGCCGGTCTTGTGGTCGACGATCCTCACGTCAGCACCTGCGATGCGCGTGCCGCTTTCGTTCTGGACGACGCCTTCGATGCGCTCGACGTACGCCCCTGGTGGGAGCGATGAGCCATCTTCGATGTCGATAAAGATTGGCATAGTCGGCCCTTAGCGCTGAATTGCTGGCCCGAGCCAGATGATGATGTTGACGGTCTTGCCGGTCCATGCCGGGGTGGCCGCGTCAGCCGCGACACGCAGCACCAGGCGTCCGTTGAGCCCGTTCTGCTTCATGCAGCGCCCGGTCGTGTCAACGATCTTGCTGCCGCCGGCGGTGCGCCCCAAGGTGGTGATGTTGTTCTGCCACATGCGCCCGTCGATATTCACGATGGTGGCATTGTCGACGGTGACGCCAAGATCGAATGCGACGGTCGGCGTGGCGTTCGTGTCGACCTGGCCGTCGATGGTCAGCGCCCAATGCAGGATCTGCCACGCCTGGATGGAGCCATTCGGGAACAGTTCGACCAGATCGCCCAGCGTGGGCGTGCCCGTGAACGTGTACTCTGCATAGACGACAGAATAGAGGTTGGCCTGCCGGGTCAGGTCAAAGTGCGAGGTCTTACCATTGTTGGTGTTGATCAGGAGCGCCATTTTTTCGCCTCAAGGCAGGAAAATTCACGGACCAGGATCGAGCGCTCAACAATGCAGCTTGGCACCGTCGAGCATGGCATCCCGGTCGTGGTCAGCGGGCCGCTCACTTCGTACAGCCCCAGGCGCGGGATGATGTCGATGTAGCGGCCTGCCGCGTTTCGCGGGTGGCTGGTGGCGCCTTCGACGTGGAACCAGAGTTCTCCGTTGAACGTGGCTTTGAAGTAGCCCCGACCACCATCGCGGATGCGCCGATCGTCCAGGTAAAAATCCAGCACGATCTCGTTGTAGCTGGTGCCGGACAGAATGCGTCCGGGCGTGCCACTTCGGAAATGAACGCGGCGCGTGTCGGCGTCGCTCCACTTCATGTAGGAGCTGATCGAATCCGGGTCGTTGCTGGCCATGCCCATGCCCTCGACCATCGTGTGAAGTTCCGGGTACAGCATCGTCCCATCGAGGTTGAAATACAGAGGCGACGACGCTGTATTGAGCTGGCCAGGGCTGAACACGTTGTCGCCCTGCGTGTCGCCAGCCTGGGCGAGCGAGAAAATCGACCCGGTGAACTGCTTGATCCCGGCAGTGAGCTTGTCGGCCCAGCCGTTGCTGTTGGGATGGTTCAAGCGAAACGCCAGGTACATGCGGTAATGCGTCTGGAACTTGAGCGGCTGGCCGTAGGCGAGCGCGCGCGGGCGGTTGATCGTGACCAGGTGCGAAGGCAGGATCGTGAATTTCCAGGAGCACATATCCGCATCGGGGATGGCGCTGGTGATCACGCCAGATGCGCCCATGCCGGCCTTGTCATTCACGCGAGACAGGATGCTGCTCACATCCGCAGCGCCAGATCGAATATCGGCGCCCGTGGTCAGTTGACCGTTGCCGTACAACATGGCGAAGGGGAACTGCGACAGGTCACGCTGGCGCCCGGACAGGAAGTGATCGGACGTTTCCCTGGGGTAGCCAGGATTGATCGGCGCGATCTCGTCAGCCGGGTCGAACAGCACCACACGATACTGCTTCTTCTGCACACCATCGACCGAAAGGACGACCTCATACTGGCCGTTGGGCGCGCGGAACTCGTAGTAGCCGCTCGCATCAGAGGTAAATGGATTGTCCAGCGGGGTCGCACCGTCGGCGTAGTAGAGCGACGCCAGGGTGGTCGTGCCGGCCAGGTTGACCCGCACCACGGCGCCGGCTACCGGGCGACTCTTCCTGCTGACGATGGTGTGATCGTGGCGATCCATGCTGCTCCTTCAGGCGATTTATTCGGCCAACTTCTTGCGCAGGTTCTCGACGCTGACGTTGTGGTGCGGCTTGACGCCAAATTTGGCGACATGCTGCTCGACCAGAGCGGCGCGCTCATCCTTTCCGTCGACCTTGCCGTCGCCGTTGACGTCAGCCTGCAGGCCGTCCAGCACTTCGTCGATCAGGTCTTCACGGGTCGGGCCTTCGAGCTCATTCCACTCCTGCACGTCCAGGCCGGATGCCTTGTGGGCGCGCGCGACGATCTCGCCGAGCTGGTAGGTCTTGCCGTGGATGGTGAAGTTGGCCGGGTGGCTGTCGCTGCCGAGCAGGATGTCCTGCTGCGCCGGCGACAGGTCAGGCAGTTGTACATCGCCGACGGCAACGGAGCCATCGGGGTAGTTCTTGACGTAGGCCTTGGTCTCGACTGGCGCGGCAACTGGCTTCTCGCCACCCTTGTAAATGCGGTATCCCTCGGGGATCGACAGGAAACGGGCGACGTGCTCGTCGTCCTGTACATCGGCGACGTGCGCGCCGTCAGCCAGCGGGGCGAAGTGGTAGTCGATCTTGCCGAGTTCGACATGGGTGCCGCCCTCGCGCTTCAGTTTGCATTCGATGTCCATGCTGCTCTCCCTGATTTTATGGTGGTGATGCGAAAACAGGGGCAGCTAAGCCCCTGTCTTGTCCGGCCTTGCTTAGAACTGCAGGCGGTGGTCGGCGGCGTGCATCGTGAGGCGCAGGCGAATACGGCCAGCCTGTGCAGTTGCCGGCGCCGCCGTCACCTTGACGCCGATCGAGCGGTCAACTTCGGACGGCAAAATGGTGAACGCTTGCAGTTTGGCTGGGCGCACACCCGAAGTGCCGGTGCGAGCGCCCTGGTCGGCGAAAAACAGTTGGTTCCCGCACGCACGCGCGCTGACGGTATCGCCTGGCGTGCCGGTCAGCAGACCGGCGTCGAGGGTAATCAGCGGGGTACCGTTCGAGTCCAGATCATCGACGATCAGAATGGCGTCGGTGATGGTGTGGTTCGCCGGCAGGATGCCGATATCGAACTGGTCATTCAGCAGCAACTGGCCAGCGGTGACGTCGATGAAGTAGTCGTTGACCACAGGCTGACCGGCTGCAGGCGAGGTGGCGGTCACGTACTGGCCGGTGATGAACTTGGAAGCGTAAGTTGCCATGTAAAGCTCCTGAGATTGTGTGTGTGAAGTCGTGCCCAGATGGACTGGCCCAGATGTCACTCCGGGCCGTCACGATCAGGCTGCGTTCGGATCTTTCGCAGCGGTGTCGATCGAGATCACACCGAAGTCCTTGTTGTTGAAACGGGCCTTCTTGATGCCGGCGATGAAGCCCGACGCGATCTGCGGGTTGTTGCCGAAGTCGTCGACTTCCTCTTCCCAGGTGTAGCGCATGCCACCGCCCGAGTTGCCGTAGGCGACCACGCCAGCCTGGCGGCCCAGGAACAGGGCGCGCGCGGCGTTCACGTTCGAGCTGGCGCCGTAGTCGCTGAAGCGGATGACCGAGCGGTGCGCATGCAGCACGGTGTTGCCCAGCAGGCCAAGCTGACCCTTGAAGATCGGGTTGTTGCGACCTTCGCTGGCAGCGGCTGCCTTCTGGAAGTCCACCCAGCCAGCGGTGTCGGCGGTGCGCAGATCGAATGCCTGGTCTTCCGACATCAGCAGCACATACTGATCTTCGGCGCCGTTGCTAACCGGGACCATGTTGGCGGTTTCCGGGTTACGGGCTTGCATCATTTTGCCCTTATTCTGGGCACGCTCGACAACCAAACGGGTCATCTTGTCGGCGGCGGTCAGGGTCGCCTTGCTGGTCGCCGGGCCGGCGTACAAAATGTGATCGGCGTCCGGTGCCTGCAGGGCGTTACCGGCGAAGCCAGCGAAGGAGGTGTCTTCGATGAAGTCCTCGTTGATGCCGCGCGCGCCCGACAGGTAGATGAAGAAGAATTCGTCGACCAGCTTGGCGAAGTAGTCGGACAGGCGGCCCTTACCGATCTTGCGCACGTCGTGGACGATGCGCTTGCGGCTCATCTTGCCGCCCAGATCGATACCGTGACGCACCTGGTCGATGACCACTTCGTCGGTGAAGAACTTGATGCCTTCGGTCTTGCCCTTCAGCTTGGCGTCGCCGTAGGTCGGCTTGCCACGGAGCTGGACGCACAGGTCGAACGACACGCGATCGCCGGCGTCGGACTCCAGGTCGTTCTTCTTCTGGATGATGTGGTTGTCCGAGTCGCCGATGAAACGGCCCTCGAAGTAGGATTTGCGCGCGTGGTCGATCGCCAGGTTGGTCGACCACTTCTTTTGGGTCTTGACGTCGGAAGTACCGAATACGGTGCCGCTCATGGTGGAGTGCCTTTCAAAAGAGTTGATGGTTCAACGCTTTTCGGCACGTCCTGCGCGGAAAAACTGGTACGATTATCCGACGGATGGTTAGAAAATGCAACCGTTTAGGGCATGTCAGGCCACCACCGATTATATTTTTGAATGTTTTCCCTGCGTCGAAGTATTTGCAGATTTGCCTCGCAATGTAAGCCGGACACAATTGGAGACTTGAGCGGGACGATGTGATCCACCGACCATACAGCCGCCCCCTCGGCGCGATTGCGCCGGATAACCTCTGCGTAGAGTGTCTCCATGGCCTCTTGATTGGCCCACTTCGGAATTACAGCACCATTCCCCGTGCGGAATTGGGCAGCACCCCTTGCTTTGTGGCGAGCATCTTTTCGATCAACGATCTGTGGATTTTCTTGCCGATATTGCCTGTTGTCAGCAGAGGCTCGCAGGGAGGTCCGCTCAATGTGCTGACATGTGACGCACACCTTGTTTAGTGTGTACCGTTCGCATAGATGCCCATGCTTACAAGGTTTGCCGGTGAAGTATTTTTTGAGGCCGTGAGCAAGCGCCTCTCTGCGAGAGATGAGATGCAATTCCATATAACTGTCCCAAGTTATCGCCCCAAGTAGTAGTGGGGAAATCCGTGGGACAACGGACTTTCGGGTTGCATGCCCTATCCCCAAAGGAATTATACAACTAATCCTTGCCTGTGATCCCGTGTGCGGCTGCAAATTGCACAACCTTACTCCTATCTTGCACTCGGCTGATAGGAACCGACTTGTCCGCCCTGACGGCAAGGCGCGCAATCTGACCCGATTTCGCCTCCAACGTGACAATGACGTCGCCGATCGAGATAGATTCACCGGGTTTGATGTCGATTTTGAACAAGTCGGCCTCTCAGGTAGTGGGTTATTCAGCCAGGTACGCTTCGCGATCGGCGTCGGACAGCTTGGCCAGCGCCGCCTCGTAGGCACCGGGATTGGTGTCCATCAGGCGGTCCAGGCTGGCAAAGCGACCTTCGCCGGGGTTGTTCGCCGCAGCGGCCGGCAGGCGCGAGATGTCCGGCGGCAGGTCCGGTTTCGGCGCGCCCTTCTTGGCGGCGGGCGCCGGCGCCGGATCTTTCTTGGCTGGCGTCTTGGCGATGCCGGCTTCGACCAGGTTGGCATGGGCCTTGGACAGCACCTGCGCATCGGTCAGGTTCGGCTCGGCCTTGGCCACGTCGCGCACTTCCATGTCCAGCGCGCGGTACAGGCGCGGGTTGGCGGTGTAGCCGTTCTTCTCGGCGAAGTTGTTGGCATAGGCCACCCATTCGTTCTGGCGGCGCTGCAATTCCATCTCGGTGGCCAGTTGCGCGCGCTCGACCTGGCGCTCGATGGTGCGTTCCTGCTTGACCAGTTCGTCCTTCTGCGCCTCGTACTCGTCGAAGGTCAGGTCGCCGTCGTCGTAGTGCTTGCGCAGGTCGGCCTTTTGGGTGCCGATCGCGGCCAGTTTCGCTTCCGCATCGGCCGGCGCCTCGACAACTAGGACGGGAGCGCTCGGCGCTGGGCGCGGTTCATCGGCGGCAACTGGCTGCTGTGCATCGGCAGGCGCAGCCGGGTCTGCTGCGGCAGCGGCGGCTGCATCCACGTCAGCGGCAGGATCAGCGCCGCTATCCTGGCCGCCTTCAGGCGCTGCCGGTTGCTGGTCATCGTCTTCATCGTCGTCCTTGCTGGTGGAGGCTGCGGCTGCCTTGGCTGCGTCTTCGAGTTCGCCCTGCGTGGCGTTCGGGTTTTCATCGTCCGGCTCGGCCAGCGCAGCGCGCTCCTCGGGGGTCAGGCCAGCCAGCACTTCGTCTGCGGTATTGTGCACTTCGCTCATGTCATGCTCCAGGTTGTGGTTGTTGTTCCATCGGCGGCATCGGCTCGGGTGCCGGGGCCGGTGGCTGTTGAGCCGCTTGCGGCGGCAATCCTTGTGCGGCCAGACCGGCCGGGACTGGCTTCCCACCCGTCCAGCCGCCCTGCATCAGCAGATTGTCGCCCACCTTGGCGATCGTCGGCTGGGTGATGACCAGCGTCGCTGCTTCCATCGCGGCCTTGGCGCCGGCCATGTTGGCGTTGACGGTATCGGCCTTGATCTTGTCGGTGGCGGCGCGCAGGTTGTCGGCCTTGGCTTCCTTTTCGGCGATCTCGGCCTCGGCGGCGCGCGCCTGCATCTGCTGCTGGGCGGCCTGCGCCTGCATGGCCTGCTGCTCTTCTGCGGTCAGTTCGGTCGCTTCCGGGTCGCGCATGCCGTTCATCTGGCGCACGCGCTTGGAAATCTCCTCGCCGTTCGGCAGGTCCATCTGCTCGACGATCAGGTCCAGCATCAGCATGCCCACTTGCGGCGGCATCTTGGACACCATCTCCGTGAGCTGGTCGACGGCAGCCTGGCGCATGGTCGCGCGCCAGTCGGACTCGGACACCACGAAATCGGCCTTGGAACGGCTGATGTCGTTCTCGGGCAGCCCGTCGTTCATGGTGATGAATTCCGGCGTGCCGCGCTGGTTGGTGATGCGGAACTGCTTCTGGTCGGTGACGAACTGCTCGATGTTGCACAGCGTGATCTCGCCATGGAGCTGGACGGCGAAGCGCAGGTTGTCGAACAGTTTATTGGTGGCCAGCGATCCCTGCTCCTGGCGCGCCAGAATGGCCTTGCCCGACGTGGCATTGGTGCTCTTGCCCATCTGCTCGTCGGTGACGCCGCCAACCTGCTGGATCATCATGATGTTGCGGCTCATGAGGTCCAGGTGTGCCGGTGCCAGTTCGCGGTCGACGTCCATCCGCACCTTGTTGCCGGACAGCGCGCCGTTGGCGAACACCATCAGGGCATCCGGCTTTGCCGCCTCTTCGGCCAAGTCGTCCGGCGTCCAGCCGTCAGCCAGTGCGCCGGTCTCCATGGCGATCTTGTTGGACGACAGGATGTGCAGTGCCTTCGATGCGCGCTTGTTGATGTCGTCCTGGATGTCGCGCAGGCCGCGGATGATCCCGTAGGGCAGCCCATCTCGCCCGCGGCGGTAGCCCCACACCGGGATGAACTTCAGGCGATTGTGCTTGAACGGGCTGGGGCCGTCGTACAGCGGATGCGTGGTGGTCATGAACATGACGCGTGCGCGCATGACGACCTTCTTGTGCAGTTGACCGTTGCCAGACTGGACAGCCTCGACGTGGCGCGGGTCGCGCTTATCGAAAATGTCGCCCTTGAAGGAGCCGCCCTTGATCTTCTCGACTTCTTCCGGCTCCCGATACCACGCCTCGATCAACCGCACGCGCCGGCGCTTGTGGATGTAGATCGGATTGGTGCCACCGAAGATTTCTCGGCTCGCTTCCGCGCCGTCCATGGCCTCGTCGCCATCTTCCATCGATGCCGATCCGAAGGTGGCGATCTCGTTGGCCGAGTTCTCCAGCAGGGATTTGCAGTGCGGGAACATGGCAATCGCAATGTCCAGGTCGACCCACTTGGAGCGGAACTGGTAGCGCATGTCGGACGTGTCCATCTCGGTGGCGGCGCTGTCCCACAGCATATTGCGCCAGCTCTCGTACCGATCGCCGGTCGGCTCGTCCTCTTCATCGTCCGGTACGCTGGTCTCGATCCAGCCCAGGCCGACCTTCACGGCATCCTCGAAGGCGCGCGAGCGGTTGAATGGGGTGCGCCAGACGTCGCTGATGTACTTCAGGTATTTGGTCTTGGCCTCGGCCGGCTTTGCATCTTCGGCACCGCGCGGCAGGATCTTGAAATCGGTGCGCCCGCGCTTCTCCGAGCCGATCACCCAGTTCACGGTCTGTGCGATGACGTTGTAGACGATCGGCGCCTGGCCGCGGTCCTTGAGCACCTGCGCATCTTCTTCCGTCCATTGCAGGTGGTCGTAGTAGTCCTCGTCCTTGGCCATCTCGGCGCGGTTGGCCGACTGGACTTCGAGCTCATAGCGGTACTTCGCCACCAGCATGGCGTGGCGATCACGGATGGCCGGCTCATCCATCGGGTGCGCGGGCTTTTCTACCGCGGCACGCTCGCTTGCTGGCAGGCGGTCGAGCGGGGAATCCTTCCTCGTCTTGGTCAGGCTTTCGTCTTGCAGGTCAAAGGACATGGCTTCCCCGGTCGGTGATGGTTAAACTTGCTGCTGCGGCACGTAATCGACGATCTCCAGCGAGCGCTTGCGCCCATCGGCAGCCACGGTCGCATCGGCCACGACAACGGCGTCCACCGGGTTGGGCGGCATGTTCAGCAGGTCGTTCAGGCTGTCTTCGATCAGCAGCGCGATCTTGTGCGCGGTCTGCATGCTGTCGCTGCCGGTCAGGCCAGCCAAAGCGCCGGCGACCTGCGCACAGTAACGGGCGTCATCATACTTGTAGGCAGCGGATAATGCTACAACGCATGGCTTGAATGCTCGCGGGTTCAGGGCATTGATGATCACCAGGGCCGGCTCATGGGTTTCCTGATCCTCATTCCACAGCCAGGTGCCGATGACGGCGAGGTCGCCGCTGGTGCGACTGAACTGCTGGCGGGATAGGTCGATGGCGGGTTGTCGTTCGGTCATGCGGTTCTCCAGTTAGATTTGCTTCTCTTCCACGGCCCGGCGCCTGCGATGTTGTCGACCTGGCCCCACTGCCTGAAGGCGTCGGCATAGTTGGAGTAACGGTCATGCAGCGGCACTTCGGTGTAGACGTCCAGTTTCTCGTTGTACTTCTTCCGGTAGTTGTCGAGCGCGGCGATACCGTCGGCGCAACCCTCCTCGTCGATGTAGACGTTCCCGCCCATCTTCATGCGGGTTTGCTGGATGCCGGTCAGCACGGCTTCGATGCGCGGCACGACTGCGAAGCGGTGCCCGCGCAGCAATCCTTCCAGTATCTCGCGTGCGCACTTGCCAGTCTGCAGGCTCTTGTTGTCAGCATCGTGTGGCAGGTGGTGCGTGCCAAACACGTAGCCGCGCGACAGCAGGTATTCTGCGTAGTGATCCAGGCTCTCGCCCGAGTTCTCGTAGGCGTGGATGAACCGGGTTTCGCCGGCCACGTACTGGACGAACCAGATCGCGGTGGTGTCGTTGAACCCGAGATCCCAGAAGGTGTGCACCGGCACGCCGGGCTGATATGGCACGCGCCTGATGCGGCCTTGGGCGCGCATCTTCTGCATCTCGTTGAGGTAGTAGGCGCCCTTGACCTTGCTGCCCTTCCACAGCCCTTTCAGTAGCGCCTCGCGCTCCTCCGGTTCGAGCTGCAGCAGCGCCTCGCGGTAGCCGGTGCTCGACAGGTGCGGGTTGTCCGACAGGCGGGCCGGGATGAAGCGCCGGCGCAGCGTCGTGACCGTGCTCATCTCCTCATCGACAATATCGACCGGCAGATTGGTCTCTTTGCCGTCGGCCTGGATACCCCAGCGCTGCATGACCCACTTCTGGCCAGGGCCATCGGGGTTGGTGGTGGCGCGGATGTAGCGCGGCAGGCTCTTGTCGGTCGATCGGCAGCGCGAGAACAGGTAGAGGAAGCAGACGTTGGTGGCCCACAGCGTGAGCTCGTCGAACCCGATGTAGTTCCAGGCGCGCCCGCGGTACTTGAGTCGGTCGGCATCATTCTGCAGGTATCCGAACTCGACCTTGGCGCCACTAGGGAATGTCCAGACCTTTTCCGTCTTGTTGTAGTCGGCACCCTCGATGATCTGGGGGTAGACCTCCAGCGAGCGGTCGATCAGGTCGCGCAGCTCGGGGAACGAGCGTCGGAACAGCACTGCGCGGTGGTGCCCGTTGTCCGGTCCGCCATGCTGGAGGCACAAGGCATCGATCAGGAGCGCATCGGACTTGCCGCCGCCGGCCGCACCGCCATACAGCACCTCGAAGTCGTCGCAGGAGAGGAATGCCGACTGGCGCTCGGTTGGCGCCCAAATCACGTCTTCCTGTGCGAATTCAGCTACTGCGCCCATGTCAGTCCTGCGGCTTCTCGACCGGCTTAATGCTCACCTCAGCCTTTTGCTTTGGCGGAACCAGCACCACCCTCGTCCTCACCTCTACCGGTGCCTCTGGGTCGCCCTGCAGCTTCATCTTGTCGTTGAGCATGCCAAGGTGTCGCATCGCCAGGCCGAGCGCCGCCACTTTGTCGGAGACCTTGACCTTCTTGGTGTATCCGATGAACTTGCGGTCTTCGCCGTGCCCCTCGTACTCCTCGGTGATGTCCATCCCCGACAAAACAGCGGCCGTGTCGTCGTCGAGCTCGTTAATGGGCTTGGGCGAGCCATCCGGGTTCAGCAGCTTGCGTGGGTCGAAGAAAGCCACGCGAGCCAGCTCCTTGAGCACCCGGTCTTGCGTGATCTCGGTGCGCTGCTGGCGAGCCTGTTGGCGCTCCGCAATCAATTGCTGAATTTCAGGTTTTTTGAGGAGGTCGAACGCCTGCTGCCCGGCTGTACGAGTGCTGTATCCCGCGCGAATTGCTGCCTGAGTGGCGTTCAGGTCGATCAGGTACTCGTCGACGAATGCCCTCTGCTTGTCGTTTAGATTAGCCATGGGCAGCCCCGCCGACGACCTGATTGACAGCATCACGGTATGCGATGTGCTCCTTGATGCTGCCCCATGGGAGCGGCACCACGTTAGCCTTGAGGCAGGTTGTCTCGATCACCGCGTCCAGATCGACATTGCCTGTCGACGTCCACAGCAGGCACCGGCGGATTTTTGTAATGCCGCCTTTACTCATCCCGAGCTGAGCGGCATAAAGCCCGGCTTGGCCGATGCCCGCAACCACATGGGTGTAGCCACGAGACCCATCCTTCGCCTCAATGACACTGGCCGACCCGTCGATATGGAAAACAACAATGTCTGCCCGACCGAACTTAAACGCCATTTCGCACACCACGGTGTCGAGGTGGCTCATGGGGATGCGATCCTCTTGTAGTTCGGGGTTCTCCGTCTTGGCGGTGAGCACAAACAGGCGCACGATGTCAGCCTCGACACCAGTTACTTTGTCGATCAGTTCGTCATGGATGCGCTCGATGGCCTCCCAGTCGGTCGGGCGCTTCTGATCACCTGAATTTGCGTCCGTCATCTCGGTTTTACGCTCTATAGTTGGCAATTGATTCACCGTCGTAACGGTGGTTGTATAACGGAACCAATGGTATCACAACCAGACCGCCTGGAAAGTGGCTGGTTGCATAGGAAGGAAGTCTGTTGCCATCCCGGATCAAGCTGGCGAAGCAGCGCCACGTCATCGCGCGGCTGATACTCGACCTGATGAAGCTCCCCGTTGAAACGCACATGGGGACCAACCACTACGCATCCAGGTGCGACGACATGATCCTGATGTGTGCCATCACCATCGGGCAGATCGAGGGGCGGCTGATGACCGCTGCGAAGCTGTCCGACTATGCCGGGTTGCCGCGGCCTACCGTCGTGCGGAAGCTCAAGCAGTTCGAGAAGGCTGGGATGGTGGAGATGAAGGACGGGGCGCCGGTGGGCATCATCGACCACCTGAACATGGAAGGGCTCGCGCCAATGATCAATGCGATGATCCAGGCCATTCACAGGGCTTCAGCCGAACTGTCCAAAATGGACAGCAAAGGTATTGCCGCCGATTCCGTGCCCAAATAAATTGCAATGCGTCGAAGCATCGCCTGATACTATTGCGCAATTATGACGCGGTGACGGGCTAGTGGGGCAATGATGACCAGTTCATTTGTTTATGAAGAAGGCAATATTGGTGGCGGGCGGCAGGCTGTTCCTCCTGCATTGGAAGTGGCCGCGGTGTCGTTCATCTTGATGGACATGGGCAATGGGGTGATGCGTGCTGCAGCACCTGTCCTGATGATCCCGGAAGAAGCGCGGGTGAAGGCGGCAGGGCCGGGCTATACCCGGATCGAGATGATGGAGGCGCCGGCAGTCGAGGATGTCACTACCACGGTGCTGAAGGTGCTGGGCGTCGATGGCCATCAGCGGATGCAGGATGCCAAGATCAGCGCGTTCGCCAGACCGATCGATGAACGCACCTTCGATGTCGTGGCCTTGGTGCTGGGCTTGATCTGAGGGTTTGGCGGAGATGGTCAGATTCGAACTGACGGGGCGACCTGCTACAGTTGCCCTCCTGCATTCAAGGCAGGCGCTTTAAGCCGCTCAGCCACATCTCCTGTGTATCGCCCGGCCAGTTCGCCGGGTTTTTCTTTGTCCGCTCGCCTACGGCTTCAGGAACTTGCGGATGCTTTCCATGAGGTCGGTGTCGAGCAGGCTGTCGGCATACACCCGCGTGAGCAGGGCGCGCGCCTCGTCGAGCTGGCTGGCGCTCTTGGCCTTGCCCATGCCGTAGCCCACCCATGCAGCCTCGGAACCGTCGCGGCGCAGATCCTGGCTGTAGATGGCCAGGTCCAGGTCACGGCGCTCCTCGGCGGCGCCGCAGTGATAGCAGTCGAGAGATCCTGGTGTGATCGAGCCGGTGTCGTTGCAGTAAATGCAGTTCATGCTTCCTCCTTGCCGCGCGTGAGCGGGTTGTGAAACTCGTTATGGTCCGCAATGAAGTGCGGCTGGTTCAGAATTGCCGCCCAATGGGTCGGGCCGCCGCCCTCTTCGCAGTCGCATGGGAGCGCGACCTTGTACTTGTCGAAGTTCTCGCGCGTGGTCTTGTGGTATGCGCAATACGATACGATGAATTCCTCGGCTGTTTCGTGCGTCATGCTTCCTCCCTCCCGCTCTCTGCGCTTTGTGCAGCGGCCAAAGCTTTTCGCTTGATCGATTTTCGGCGTTGAGCAGTCGCGCGGCTGTTGCGGCGCGCGGCAATTCCTATTGGCTTGCCGTCCTCGCTGACAAAAACAAAGTCGTGAATGAGTCCACAGTCACAGCAGGCTAGCCGATAAATCTGTCCGCTCGGTACTTCAAAGCCTTCGTTGTCGCTCCTTTGGTGGTACTTCATTTTTGCCCCTTGGTTGCCGCGCCAACCATCGCGCTATAGATAGCCTCATAGCTTGCGTACTCATCATTTTGTTCAGTAAGCACAGCTGCCAAGCTCATCTCTTTCGTTGGCTCCTTCGGCACGACCACATACCCATCCGGCACGCTGCTGGCCGCCGTTGCGGCTGCAGCCTCCGCATCGCGGCAGGCGCGGCAAAATCCCTCTGCCGGGTCGCAGCCGTTGCATTGAGCCGCCGTTGCCGGTGCGAGCGTCACTTCGGCAGCGGCCTCTCGGGCTTCGTCGATCCGTTCGCGCGCCGTTCCGCCGCCATGGCGCGACTTCGCAAAGAACACCCACATCGTCGTGTCCTCGCCGTACAAGCTCCGGTCGAAGTCATCCATTTCACGGCAGTAGATATTCTGGTCCAGCCAATCCAGCCGTTCTTTATCAGCCACCGCACCGGCAGGCGCTGCGTCAGCCGTGGCGGCGACAGCCTTGCATGCAGCGACAACTTTGGCGGCAAGCCAGCCGTTCCACGCGCTGACGTGCGCCATGGCGGCTGGGTGAAACGTGTCGAGCCATTCACAGTATTCCGCGTGCTCAGCGTTAAGGTCCACGCCCAGCGTAAGCGCCTGCTCAGCCTGCGCCACTGGCTTGTCAGCCGCCCCGGCGCGCTGGGCGAGTGCGGCGCGGAGGTCGGCAATCTCAGTGAGCATGAAAGCTTGATCGCTACCTGGGCCTTCAGGAACGTCCGGTCGATTCTCGATCCACGTAGCGCGGCGCTCCTGCCAAGTCGGAATCTCCCCGCTCGGCACCTGTACCTGCTCGGTGGCGGCGAGAGCGGCCCGCTTGGCCTTGTGGAGTGGCTTGTCGACCACGATGAACGAGTTGGCCGATACGCCGTCGCGCCCGGCGGGGTGCTCGTCTTGCCATGCTTCATCAGCCTTTTGCCAGCGCTCCCACGCTTCGATGGTGTCATCCTGCTCTGGCATGGTCGGTCGAGTGCGCTCGTAAGCGACGCAATCGGCGCGGCAAGCATCAGCCTCGCCCTTGTCTTCAAACACAGCGATGAGGTAATCGGCCGAGTAGTCGAAGACCGCCATAACGGCGTATGCTGTGGTCAATGCTTCGCCCGACGTGATCGGTGCGGCAGGGGTGGTGTGGTCTTTCATGGCTCTGCCTTATGGTCGGTTGTCGGTGCCGCAGTGCACGCAGTTGTTCAGGTATCGCTCGGTGCCGCCCATGAATCGGCCGCATCCGGCGCAGTTGATCACGTCGGGCTGCTTCGGCGGTGGCTTGCGCAGCTCGATACCGGTCCCGGCCAGCGCCTCGGCGCGCTTCACGTACTGCATGTCCACCGCCGGACGCGTCTTGGCGTCGATGTACTCTTTCGGCCACGGGATGTCGCTGATGCGCGATTCGTGCTGCGCGACAGCTTCGGCCTTGGTGTACACATGCGCCAGACGCAGATCGGTCGTGTAGCCTTTCCCCTCCTTCGCCCAAAACAGCATGTCGTTGCCGACATAGCTGCGGCTGTCCTGCAAGTAGAATTGGTCGCTCATTTGGTCTGCTCCTGTCCCTTGGGCTGGCGGTGCTTCTTCACGTATGCCATCGCCTCTGCTTTGGCCGTTGCCTCGTCTGGTGCAGGCTCATCGCAGGTGGTCTTGTACGGGATGCCGCTACCCGTCCAGCCAGCCACCCAGTACCAACCGCTGTAACGCGGGCCATCGCCCCAGTTGCGCTTTGCCGACACCGTGGCATATTTCACTGCGCCGTCGCTGAGGGCGCTGCCACGCGGCCCGCTGACCACGCCGGCCAACCCGCGTGGGCGTTCGTCCTTCTTCCATCGCAGAGCCATTATTTCCCCTCCCCGCCATCTTGCTGTCCTTGGGGATGGGCTGCGGCGATAGCTGCGGTAGGTGTTGGTCCGAAGCCTTTGGCAACTGGCTCTGCGCTGTCGCCGTAGATCGCGGCATGGAAACCGCCTTCGTATTCCGGCGTGATGGCAATGCGTTGCTCAATGATCTGTTGCTCAAGGCTCGCCCTCTCCAGCTTCGTCACAACGACGGCCAGCACGCGGTCGGTGATCGCCTTGTCGTAGCCAAACACCGCGCCGCTGCCGTCGTTGTGCAAGTACTGGCGCAGCGCTTTCGTCATTTCCTGAATCGACCAGTCCCACATCGCACCCGGTGCGCTTGGCACTTGCGCTGGCGGATGGGTGGCAGCGTCGAACAGTTCCGCCATGCTGCGCAGCGCTTCGTTCCTTTCGACGTTGGTCGTCGCCTGAAGGATCGTGTCGGCCAAGCGCTTGAACTCCACGTCCACCTCTGCCGCACTGGCTTGCGCTGGCACTGCGCTGCGGGCGAGAAGCCAGCCTTCCCATTTGCAGCGCGTTTCGGTGTAGGTGTAGTCCTTGCCGTTCACGCGTAGCAGGTCCACCGACTTATCGACCGATGCTTCAAAAAGCGCGCGCTCGGCTTCAATGTTCAGGTCAGCCATGGCTAGCCCTCCTTTCCAGTTGGTGCAGCAGGGGCAGCGGCGAGCATGCCGTCCCATGCCGTATGGGCGTCGGCCTCGACCTCAGCACGTATCCCCAAGTTGTCGATGACTTCATCAACGTCGAGGCCTCCTTTCAGGTCATAGTCCGTCACCCCGCCAGCAGGACGGCTATCGGCGCACTCGCTGCACTTGAAGGCGCCGATGGCACGGATAGCGTCTTGCACGGTCGGGTAGGCCGCCGTGTCCCAGCAGCCGGGGTAGTGGATGCCGGCGGCCGTCAGGCTATCGGCGCACTGCTGGCCGTAGGCGCGCATCTGCTCGGCGGTATAAATCCAGCCTTTCTGTATCGGCTTGGGCAACGGCGGCAGTTCTCCCGCCGCTACAGGCTGGGCGCGGCTGTCGAGGGCGGCGTCTGCTTTGGCGATTTGCTCGGCCCAGCACTGAACGCTGTAATCCCATTCATCGACCGGGCTGTGGCCGCAATCCATTGGGTTGCCGTGCCGCTGCATGTCGTCGCCGCAGCAGCAAACGCCCGATGAAACCGGCGCGCTCTGCATGAACGCCAGCAAATCGTCACGCTGCTTCTTGTACTGCGCTGCCCGCTCGGCTTCGACACTCCCAGCCACCTGCTGGTCGGCGGTAGGGTGCGCACCCTTCTTGTCGTTATTGGTTTCCATACACTCCTTTCAGTTTGGGAAATTTGCGCCGTACCCGATCAGGGCCAGCACCAGTTCGGTCATGCCCATCATGGCGTAGAGCGCGAAGATGACAGCGCATGCTTGTGCAGATGGGTTGTCGGCGAATTTGCGAAGGCGGGCGATCATACAGCACCTGTGACGACCAGGCCGATGCCGGCCAGCACCAGGATGGCGGCCAGGCACAGCGCCGCGGCGATGTTGGTGAGCAGGGTTTTCATGCTGCACCTGCAGCGCGCTGCTGCGCCTGCGCCACCAGGTTGACGGCTGCCACGATCTGATCGACCACCTCATCGCTTCCCAGCTTAAAGATGGCCACGATGGAATTGTTGGCGTCGAAGATGGCCGGGTGGATCTTCTTGTCGCCGCCACGCTCCAGCTTGCGCCACGGCGTTGGGTAGTTGGTATTTTGCATTTTCCTCTCCGTTTTTATTTCTTCATCATCGTCTTGATGATGTTGTTATTATCTTCGAACGGATTGCGGCTGGCGATTTGATTGTCTCTATCGCCAGCGAGCAACAAATAGGTGCGGACTATCCTTGCTGATCTGGCTCGGGACGCGGCTTGATGGCCTCGCGCAATCGGGCCAGCATCTCCAGCGCCCTCTCCCGGCTTGTCTCCGTGCCGCCACCATCGTGTTCCAGTAGCGGCGTATTGGCCGCACCGAAGGCGATGGCTGCAATTGGGCTTCGGGTCATGTCCGGTGCCGGCAGCAGCGTGGGCAAGCTCGACTCCAGTAGATAGCCTTTGCGCACCGCCTCACGCAAAGCGGACTCCCGACCATGCGGATCGAGGCCCAAGGAGGCCTCCCAGCGGGGCGCCACGCCATTTTCGCGGGCCTGCTCGACAATCCGGTCGTATGCTTCGCAGAAAGCCCTCCTGGCCCCGAATTTGTCGCCCATGTCCATCAGTGGCGACGCGACACCCCATGCCTGCTGCATCTCGTTCGTCCACACCACCGTCTGGCTCTCGTCGCGCGGCAGCATGGCCCAAGCAGTGTCAGCACCAGGCCGCCCGTCGTTCTGGTCGATTTCCTCGATGATCAGCCCCAGTGAGAAGCGCTTGCCGGACTTGCGCACGCGATTCAGCGCCACCATCACGGCGCGCTCCGGGTATGCGGACAGATCCTGTACCAGCATGTCGGCAGCCGCTTCCGACAGCTTCGCGCCGCACAGCTCCGCCGTGGCGGCCACAGCCTTGATGAGTTCAATACTTGCCATGTTGATCTCCTAGTTCGGTCCTGCGTGTTTCTGGGCAATGCGCGCCCACATGTCCCCGGTATCCTGGAGGCGATCGACTTCCTGCGCCGCGGTGGCGGTCACGCGCCGGCCTGTTGCCCATTCGGTGCGCAGCTTCTCGGCATCGGCCAGCAAACAGTCGACCGAATGCATTTTCTGGACGTAGTAGCGGTTGTTGTGCCCGACGAAGAAGGCCGCCACATCCGGCGCCTCGGCCGCGCCCAGTCGAGTCAAGAGATGCGCCAGTTGCCCATTGACCTTCGCGTTGCGCACTGGTTCCGCATGGTAGCGGTTCATGTACGCGTTGGCGTAGGCTGACCAGATTGCTGTCGTGGGAGCTGGTTCTTTTTCGGTCTTCTGTCGGACAATCGGCAAGCTGGCGGCGGGCGTCGGCGGCGCAGCCCCGTCGCAACCTCCTTCCCCTTCCTCTTCCCTTCCTTTCCCTTCCTTTCCCTTCCCTTCCCCTTGAGTGAGATTAATACGCGTCCTCGTCGCGTGGTCCACGCGTTGATCTGGTATGTAACTCACTGATTCAAAAGAGTTTTCATCTGGCTCAGGCAATCCAGAGCGGCTTTCCTTGTTATTTATGACTTGGTGTCTCCCAAAGCTCGGAATTACCCCGTACTCCACGCCATCCACCGTGTACTTCCGAATGAAACCACACGATGCCAACGCGTCGAGCACGCGTGAAAAGTCGAGGCTGTCGTGTGGAAGCACGTCGGTCTTGAGCGTACGTGGGCGCCAGACAAACCGGCCCTCGCGATCGCATACCGTGAACATCCCGATGAATGCGAGGCGTAGCGGCAGGCCGGTGGCCATCTCTAGGTCGAACAGATCTTCATGCTTGAAGAGATCAGGCTTTACGGTGCGAATGCGGGCCATCACTGCTCCTTGGCGAAGTAAAGCGCGAACTCGTCGCGTGACATCGGGCCGGTGTCGTTGCCCTCGTTGCGACGGGTGAACACTGGCCAGCCGTCATCAGGGAAGACGTCGCGGCGCGTACGTACCAGGCCGCGCAGCGCCAGGTCATAGGCGTCCAGAGCGCAGGCGAACGGCTGCTCGACGATCTCATCGCCGGCGAACCGGGCCACGACATATCCTTCACGCTGCATGTAGCGGTCGCGCGCGCGGTCCCGGCACGCTTGGTCGCGGGTCTTGTCATGGTAGTTGAAGCCGTCGCACTCGATCACCACGGACGGCAGCGTGAACGCATCGCCCTTTATGTCGGCGGTCATCACCAGGTCAGCGCGATAGGTGCCGATTGGAACTGCTGCGGCCAGTTCAATATCCAGCAGTCGCTGCTCGCGCATCTGGCGCACCATCGCTGCAGCACCAGCATCTATCCAGACTAGATGCGCATCGGCCGCCTTGATGGCGCTGAGCATGATCAGCTCCAGCGGTGATTCCAGGCGCTGGGCGATGGCGACAACTTCATGCTGCTGCAGCCATGTCATGTTGGCGAACTTGAAGCAGGCGCGCATGAATGCGTTCGCGTCGGTCCAGTTACAGAAATTGATCTCGTTCATATGTTTTCCAGAAATGTTTATTGATGTGCCGCGTTGACCGGGCAGGCGCGGATGAATTTGACGATGTAGCGGTTCATGCTATCGCCTCGTCGGCGGCGCGCGTCGGTGCGGCCAGCGGCTCGGTGATGTCGCTGACTTCGAACACCTGCAGCCCCAAGTCTCTGGCCAGGCGGTGCTCGATCCGGGCTCCACGCGATACCCACCACTTCGGCAGCATGGCAATCGCATCGCACGTCACCAGCTCGCGGATGTCCCGGCGCATGCAGGCTTTCCAGCTCATGTCGGTGCCGTTGAGCTCAGCCGGGTTCACGACGTCGTAGCCCAGCGCTCGCAGGCGGGCGGCTTCGGCGTTGAAAAGGGGCGCATTCAAATCCTTGATGCCACTCATGGGGCCGCTGACGTACAGGCGTATTTTTCTGGTCATTTTGTCACTCTTGTGGTTTGGAAATCGAACCAAGCCGGAGATAAAAAAAGGGAAGTGGTCTGCGCACTCACATCAGGGGCTCGCCCCATCCGAGTTGGCCGGACCAGCCGGGAATACCCAGCCAGCCAGTGCGCAGATCACTTCCCTATTTTCGATTGTGTTCTCGCCGGCCAAGGCAAGGACTCCATTCTACTGCTTTCCTCAGAACATTTGTTCCGCATCAAGCCATTGATTTTCGCTACTGCTACAGTCAGGCCGATAGCTTGCGTGACGCCTTCAGTTCCTTGAGCCTGGCGCGGTATTCGTCACGAATGGCGATCAGGTCTTGAATAGAAAAGTGACGCGGCGTCACGTCAGCTTCCAGCGCCAGCAGTGCCTCGATGCCTATGCGCTCTTCCATGCCTCGCCGGAACGATGCGCGCGTGGTGCCGCCTGGACGGTTGTGGCCCTTGAGCTGGCGATGCACATTGCGCTCATCAAATCTGAGATGAGGGGCATGACCGCGGCTGAGGTAGTGGCCAGCATCCCATTGCCCACCAGTCGCCAGATCCTTGGCGTCGAAATACTTGCCGCAGCAGATGCAGGGCTTGTCGGCGTCGCGCTCGCGAACCCAGGCGTTAAACGCCTTCTGGGCATCGGCGATGTAATCGGCCTTTCGCTTTGCACGCTCGCGAACTTCATGCAGTTGCTTCCTGTCGGCGGCCCGTACTGCCTTTTCCTTGGCCGCCTTCTGCTTCGCCAACCTGTCGAGCGCGATTGCCGTGCCGCAGTCGTCCGAACACCACACCTTGAACGGCTGGCGCGCATCAGGCACATACGGCTCGCGGCAGGCGCGGTTCGCGCACTTCTTTGGCCGCGGCCCCTTTGCTGGCTTGGGTTCGGTCTTGATCGACGTGCGTGTCATCGGCTTCCTATTCACCAGCGGGGTCTTCCGTTTTAATGGAGTGGCTTTCATTCCGCATTCTCATGCAGATGTTTCCGCGCTCGACCGTGCCGGATATGGCTGATCAGTGAAGCGTCTACGCCAAGCATTTTCGCCAGGTCGCTCGCCCTAGACCCGGACTGAATGATCATCAAAGCCTGTTCGTCGGTAAGCTTCCCGTGCCCCTTCTTGAATGTGGAGTAGTTCTTATGCCGCCCCTTCTTGAGCATATCGTCGATGTTGTCCTCGCGCGTCCCAAGGAAAAGATGATCAGGGTTCACGCAGGTCGGGTTGTCGCATCGATGGCAAACAAACATGCCTTCTGGGATGGGGCCAACGTACAAGATGTAGGAGTGCCGATGAGCCCCCAGCTTCTTCCCATCGTGCTTAGAGAACCCGTAGCCACGCTTGTCTAGTTTCGCAGTCCACAGCCAGCAGCCTGGCGTGACGCGGAACTTTCTTTCGAAGTGCCCTCTTGGAGTCGTGCGTGGAAGCGCCACGCCGATATAGAGCGCGCGGCATATTATCGAACTTCTAGTGCGTTGACGTAGAAGCTCGCAGCACTGGTCGACGCCTGATGTGTTGTAGTGCTCGCGAATGATTGAATCCTCTGCCTCAGTCCAGCGGAACCACGTTTTCTTCATGGCGCCTCCAGCGTCGGCGCGCGGCCGAACAGGGCATCCATCAGTGGGTCGCGCGGCCTGGCGTGGGCGGCTGGCTCGATCGACACGCTCACCCCGTCGGAGACGCGGATGGCGCCGGTGTAGCGCTGCGGCTTGGCAACCGGCGGGCGCTTGGATGGCAGGGTCTGGTCGATCTCGTCCAGGTGCGCCTTTGCCTTTGCTGCGTCCACCAGCATGAACACCGTCCGCTCCGATGGCGACTCGCGCGGCAGCGCCCTGGCGGCGCCGACGTGGATCAGCTCGCCCATGTATTTCCGCACCGCCGCCGCCGAGCATTTTAGAAGGTGCTCGATCTCCAGCGCGTCGAGCGGGCCGAGTTCCAGCGTCCGCGCCACCATGCGCATGTTGGCGACACGCTGGACGGTTGCTCTGGTGACGCGCACCCGGCGCTCGGTGTTGATGGGATTTTTGTTCTCCATGGCTTTCCTTCTGTAGTTATGAGATTGACATCCGCACGACTTCGACTTCCCCACCAGCAGCCGAACGCGGCGCACTGGTCGCTCGACGCCGCATTCGCACTTGCACACGCAGTCCCTCGGGTCTTCGGCATCCAGGCGGGCAACCGTCCAGGCGCCGAAGGTGTCGCCGACCGTGACCGGATTGGTAGTGCGCGCCAGGTCCGCGCGCAGGCACCCGCACGACTTCGAATCTCCACTTTTCAGGTTGCCGCCCTTGATAAGCTGCACCGTGCCACATTGGCATTTGCACATGTACATGGTCGGCGTACCCTTCTGCGCGGACAGAACAGTCCAGCGGGTGAACACCGTGCCAATCGCAATCCTGTTTGGGTAACGGATCTCGCGCGGTTTGGCGCGATGGGCTTCTCGGCGAATGGCTGTGATAAGTGATCCACTGACCGCGTACCGCTCGACCAGTGCTTTCGTCTTCTCGGTCGAGGCGCGGATTGCAGCGACATCATCATCGGAAAGCTTGCGCTCCCATACTCCGAAGAAGGAGTTGATTGGCAGGTCGTTATTCATAGGTGCTTGATCTCTGCTCGTCGGGACGACTCGATCGTCCTGAGCACTTCGATTTTTGTTTGCGCCGCAATCAGCCGCCAGCGCTCGGTCTCTTCCATCTCCACCGCCGCGCGCAGGCCGTCGAGGATCTGGATGTATTCGGGGTCGGCGTAGGCTTCGCGCTCCTGCGCCGTGACAGCGCTGGTGCCCGATGCTTCCGCCGCTTTCATGCACAGCGCCTTCTTGGTCTTGCGAAACTCTTCCAGGTAGATGCGGTCGGCCTTGGCCTTGGCGTAGATCGGCGCGTGATCCCGGATGTAGTCCAGGCAGCGCAGCATGCTCTGTTCGGCGTCGGCATTCACAGCATCCGCCCGTTCAGAAGTCGGTCGTGGTGCACGATCCCCTCGGCTTGGCAGAGCAGGCGCTGGTGCGGAAACTTCTCACCCATCCGGTAGAAGTCGGCCAGCGTGTTGAGGGCGATCATGACGATGCGCAGGTTCATGGACTGGCCCTCCCGATCTCGGCAGCAGCGCGCACGATGGCGCGGCGAGTGGCAGCGGCAAGGTCTTCACCATCAACCTCGGCTGCGCCCTGCTGGTTCTTGCTGGCCGCCAACTCGTAGTTGATCGCGGTGACAGCGTTGCCTATGCGGTCGGAATGGAACTCGATGTCCAGGCGCAACTTCACCGCCAGCCGCAGCGCGTCCCCGTCGTCGGTCAGCGGGTTCCAGACGCCATGACCCATCGCCTCAATCCCGGTTGCCAGATCAAAACCACACTCGGTCACGTTGATCCACGCGTCGACGACGTACTTGCCCGATATGCCAGCAGCTTTCGCCGCCAGCTCCAGCAGTTCACGGTCGCCGCTCATGGCTGCACCTCACTCAGTGCTTCAACCATCTTCTGCGCGTAGTAGCGGCGCCACTGGAAGTACGCGATCTCAGCGATTGCTGCTTGATGGATCAGCCGCGCGGCAGGCAGATCGTATCTCCAGTACTGCGCCACATCGGACAGTTCCGCTGGCACTTGGTTGCGAGCCGCCTTGAAAAACGCATGCGCGCGCTCTTGGTCGAACTTTTCAGTGATGCTTATCGGTTCTGGCGGCAAGTCACCGCTCGGTTTGAACCACTCTGGTACTGCCGGCGCGTTGTTGGCGAAGTAGTCGAGGCGGGATTCGGCGCTCATGCGCGCCCCGCACGTTTCTGCTGGCGCTGGCGCAGCTCATGGTCTTCCCTGCAATCGATCGAGCAGTACCGGGAGCGCTCGCGCGGCTTTTCCCCACAGTCGTTCAGGCAGAACTCTGGCATCGGCGCCGGTTCCACATTGGCCGCCCGGCGCGCCGCCGCAATCTGGCGCTCGGTGAATTCTTCGGTGACGCGGCTGGCCACGTCCAAGGTGTCGCTTTTATCGCTCATGGCGATTTTCCCTATTTCTTTGTGTAATAATAAAAAGCCCGGTCAGTTGGCCGGGGTCGAGAGCTGCGCCAGCGCCTGTTTGTTGAGCTGGTCTTTCTGGCGGGCCGGGGCGCTCTGGCGCATCACTTCCGCTGCACCTTTGTCGGTCGAGACATCGAATTCGATGCCGGCCACGTAGCGCAGGAAGATCACCGTGCGCGCGGCTTTGGGGATCTCGGTGGTGCCCGCTTCGTACTTGCAGCCGCCGGACTGGGTGAAGCCCACGCGCTCCCAGAACGTGCGTTGCGATTCGCCGGCAGCGGTGCGCAGGTGGCGCGCCACTTCTCCTGTAATTTTCGTTTCGTTGCTGATTTCCATGTTCGCCCTTGATCGATTCGTGCGGTTTGAAATTAGAACCAATGGTAAGATAATTTCGGAATCATAGCAAGTATGATGGTTGCATTTTACCGTCACTGGTGCGAATGTGGGACGAATGTAATAAAGGACATAGGAATGACTGAACTGAATAGGCGGTACTTCGATGGGCTGATGGCCGACCGGCAGATGTCGCTGCGCGCGCTGGCCAAGGAAATGGGGATGGGGCACTCGCAGCTTAGCCTGGCCTTCTCCGGCGCACGCAAACTTCAGGCCGACGAGATCGCCAAGATCAGCAACATCTTCGGAGAACCTGTCCATCGGGTGCTGGAGAACGCCGGCATTTCGGTGCGGCCGATGAGCGGGCGGCGCGTGGCGGTGATCGGCGCCGGGCGCGGCGACGGCACGGTCGAAATCTACGGCACCGACGTCATCGAGCGCACCAGTGCGCCGGACGATTTGCCCGACAACGTGCAGGCTGTGCAGCACCGCACCGCCGGCACGCCGATGGAATGGGTGGACGGCGCGGTGACGTTCTTCCGCGAGCCGCGCGGCGTCGATCCGGCGGCGCTCGGGCGCCTGTCGCTGTGCAAGGTCAAAGGCGGACCGGCGGTAATCACCGGTGTGCGGCGTGGCTACAAGGATGGCACCTACAACCTGTTCGGCCCGTACAACGCTGAGAGCGTCACGCTGGAATACGCCACCCCGATCCTGGTGACGCGCCACTAGCTGCGCGCCGCACGCTATAATCCCAATGTCGTTCGCAGCCGTCGCCAAATAACCACGACTATCCAAATCTGTTTGCATTTCCGCACCGTTGGTCTATAATTAGAACCAGTGCAGCACTTCATAGCTGCGCGTCACCAACGGAGAGCACCATGTCAGAAATTGTCCCAGCGCCGGGCGATATGCCCGCGCCAGCGCCAGCGCGCTCGATGGCCACGCCGGCCGAAATGATCCAGTACGTGATGGCCAACAACGGGTCCATCGACCAGCTCGAAAAGTTCTACGCGCTGCAGCAGCGCTGGGAAGCCGACCAGGCGCGCAAGGCGTTCGTGGCCGCCAAGGCTGCCTTCAAGGCCGAGAACGTGGTCGTGGCTCGGGACAAGGAAAACAAGCAGTACAACTCGACCTACACCTCGCTTGGCAATCTGGTCGGCACCGTATCGCCGATCTTGAGCAAGCACGGCCTGTCCGCTGACTGGGACATCGACCAGTCCGACGGCATCGTCGTCACCTGCATCCTCTCGCACTCGATGGGTCACTCGGATCGCGTGAGCCTCAAAGTCCCGCCGGACACCGCAGGGGCGAAAAACCCGATCCAGCAGATCAAGAGCGCGATCACCTACGCCAAGGCTGTGACCTTCGAATCGGTCTGCGGCCTGGCGTCGACCGACGCCAACCATGACGATGACGGCACAGCTGCCGGAACCGGCGGCGTCAGCTACTCCCAGGATTGGGTTGAGGCGGCACGCATGGCCGCAGATGCAGCGACGCTGGAGAAAGTCTGGACTGATGGCGTGGCCGAAATCCAAAAGGCCAAGGACCAAATCCTGTACGACCAGTTCAAGACCGCGGTTGTCGCCCGCAAAAAGAAGATTGCCGAGGGAGGTAGCTATGTCGCGTGACTTCACAATTGTCGAAGCGCCCCAGCGCTCGCCCGAATGGTTCGCCGCCCGGCTGGGCCGCGTTACCGGCAGCAAGGCATCCTGCGTCCTGATGGGCGAGAAGACCGCCGGCCGCGCGGACTACATCATGCAGTTGGCGCTGGAGCGCATGACCGGCGCAGCTCTCGATGCAGGGTATGTGTCGACCGAGATGCAGCGCGGCACCGACCTGGAGCCGTTCGCCCGCATGCGCGCCGAGCGCAGCGGCGCCATCATCCGTGAAACCGGGTTCCTTCGCCACGACAGGCTGATGATCGGCGCCTCGCTCGATGGCGATGAGGATGACTTCGAGCGCGTGTGGGAATTCAAGTGTCCGAAGTCCACCACGCACATCAAGTACGTCGAGACACGCGGCAAGGCGCTCATCAAGGACTATGAGCCACAGATCATGCACAACCTGCTGCTGACCGGCGCCAAGGCAGCAGCCATCGGCAGCTTCGACGACCGCATGCCGGAAGGGCTGGAGTGGGTGCAATACGAAGTGCGCGCCACCGATCTGCCGATCGTCGAATACGAGAAGGCGCTGGCCAAGTTCCTGGTCGAAGTGGAAGCGATGCACGAACGCCTGCGCATGCTGCAGAAGGGGTGGAAGGTATGCCAGTGATTGATCTCGCTGGCCGCCGCTTCGGGCGACTACTCGCCTTGAGCTACTGCGGGTCTCAGGATGGGCGGAAAGCTTGGAAGTGCCAGTGTGATTGCGGCGCTGTGATTGAGGTGCCCGGAGCTAACCTGCGAGCTGGAAAGGCGCAGTCGTGCGGATGCCTGAAACGGGAAAACCTGGCCGCTGGAATTAACACAAAGCACGGGATGTACAAATCCCGCACACATAAGACCTGGGAATCCATGGTGTCACGCTGCACCAACGAAAATGATCCCAGCTACAGCGCGTACGGCGGCAGAGGTATCACGGTCTGCGCCCGGTGGATGCAGTTCGAGTTCTTCCATATAGACATGGGTGATCGCCCTGCTGGGATGACGATCGATCGTATTGATGTCGCGGGCAATTACGAGCCAGCAAACTGCAGGTGGGCCACTGCAGTGACACAGGCGAACAATCGGAGAGTCAACCGTCGGGTCTCATATCGAGGGGTAGCATATACGGTGCGAGAACTGTCCACCCTCACCGGTGCGCCATACGCAACATTGCGCGAACGCATCTTGAAAGCAGGGTGGGATGCGGAGAAGGCCGTTTCGACGCCAGTGGCGCACAAGAGAAAGGCAGCATGACATGGATGAGAAGACCTACCTGACGATCCGCGAGCTGTGCACGCGTTGGAAAGTCAACCGCAACACCTTGTGGAACTACCGCCAGAAAGGGATCGGCCCAGCGCCGGTCCAGCTTCTGCCCGGCATCCACGGCCTGCGCTACAAGCTGGCCGAAGTGGTGGCCTACGAAAAAGAACGGGACCGCGCGCGCGGCCTGGCAACTGGAGGAACATGATGGACCAAGCAATTCGCAGGATGACCGACGACGAGCAGGAAGCCGAGATTTACCGGCGCCTGCACGACGCGGAAGTCGAGCGCCGGCGCGCCGACTATGAAGCCGAGTTCGGGCCGGAGTTCAGGCTGACACACCCGTTTCAGCCAACCGGCGTGCACGAAGCAGTGATGGAGCAGATCGAAGCGATGAAGCAGTACGACTGACCACAACAACATGGAGAGCAGCATGAAAGAACAGATCATGAACGCCAGCATCGCCGCCCAGCCGATGCGCCAGGTGGCGGGGTTGGTAGCCGGGTCGGCAGGAATCGTCAGCGCCGGGCACGCCGCCGCACACCTCGATGACCGAGAGGAGCAGGCGCAGGCCGAGTGCAACCGCATCGCCGCCCAGCAGGCCCGGCAAATCGTCGAGCGCCGTGCCGCCGAGCGCGCCGCGCAGGCCAAGCTGGACGAACAGGCCGCCGAGCATGAGCGTCGCAAGGCATCGCTGGCCGACCAGCCGGCGCCGGGAGTGCGCTTCAGCGTCGCCGCCGACGACCACGACGAACCGGAAGAGGACGAAGTGCCCGGCGAGCAGGCGCTGTTCGAAGCATGGGCGGCGCGCCAGGAGCGCCCCTACTTCCTCGACATGCACGATGGTCGCTACATGAACCCGCGCACGCAGCATGCATTCGAGGGCTTCTGCGGCGCGCTGGAGATCGCCAGGGAAATCGGCAAGGAAACCTACGCCCCCATGATCGAAGCCAAGGCTGTGCTGGCGAAGGCGCCGGCAATCGGAGGTGCCGTATGATCAGGACCAAGACTGGCGGCCCGGCGTTTCCGAACAACCTGACGCCCGGCATGGACCTGCGCGACTACTTCGCGGCCAAGGCTCTGCCGGCTGCGATGCACGAAGCTAGCGCCCTCTATGTCAAAGGCCCGACGCCCGAGTATGTCGCTGAACTGTGCTACTCGATCGCTGACGCTATGCTCGCCGAGCGTGCCAAGGGCGGAGGTGCATGATGCCAATGCCAGGATACAGAAAGCTGGTCGAGGCGGCCATGCCGGGAAGCGCGCGCGACTTACAGGACAAGGTGCCCATCCACCCGCGCACCATCAGCCGGATCATCATGACCCTCCGGCGAGAAGGTGCCACCGACGACCCGAAGATCAACAGTGCCTGCCACATCATCAAGTGGAAGCGCTCGGCCAACGGCGGCGCATTTCAGCCGGTGTATGCGCTGGGGCCGGGGCGCGACGCTCCCTGCCTGTTGAAGCCGCTTACGGAAAAGCAGGTGCGCCAGCGCTACCTCGCGCGCATCAAGGGCACAGAAAAGATGGAGCAGATCCAGGCGCGCCAGCGCACCCGGCTGCAGGTGATGAAAATGGCCAAGCGCGGCGACCCGCTGGTCAATGCATTTTTTGGGAGGGCTGCTGCATGAAAGGAAAAGTAGGACTGCACCCGATGGCGCTGCTGGGCGCCAAGCAGAAGATTGGCCAGGTGGATGCTGATCGGCTGGTGCTTCCTCCCCTGCTGTACCTGGACGCGGCCAAGCGCGGGCGCGCCGAGATCGCGCAGGAGAACGGCCTGGTGTTCTGGGCCGTGCTCTGCCAGTGCCTCGGCAGCCAGGTCGGCAGCAAGTTCTTCTATGATCTGGGCTGCAAGGCGGCGCTGGCGCTGGCCAAGGCGTGCCGGCGGCAGACCCAGTACCTGGCGCTCACCACCGGCGAATATGTGGTGCTCAAGCAGATGATGTCCACCTACCTGCGCGCGCTGCCGAACATCGAAGTCGGCGCCTTCGCGGTGAGCTGCCAGCGCGCGGAGGATGCGATCGAAAAGCTGAAGCGGGAAGCGGGCGATGCCTGATCCGCTCAAGACCATCTTCGCCGTGGCGCACGTCACGCCGGACGACCCGATCGAGGATGCGTGCCGCGGCTGCATCTTCGAGCGCGACCGGCCAGAGGTGTGCACGGTGGCGCAGGAACAAGCCAAGCTGCGCGGCTTGGATGTATGCGAGCACCCCGACGACGACGGGCGCAGCGTCATCTATGTGCGCGTGGCGGTAGACCCGCGCCAATGTGATCTATTCAACGAACAACAGGGAGGGATATGAGCAATAAACTTGATCTCGTAGTGGAAGCCAATCGGGCACTGCTGCTCCAGCGCAGCCAGCTCGGCATCCAGAAGTACGGCACCACGCTGCACGGCGGCGGTTACAGCCGGCGCGAACTGCTCCAGCATGCGCTTGAGGAAGCGCTTGATCTGGCGAACTACCTGCAGGCCGAACTGATGCGCGACCAAGCCGATCTGAAGCCGTACGCCTATGCGCCGAACTACTGCGACTGCCACACGGAAACCTGTGCGTGCGACCCCTGGAAAGTGCTGAACCCTGACGGCTCGCGGCTGTGCACGATGTTCAGCAAGCAAAGCGCGGATGCGCTGGCGAAGCGGCTGAACCGCGACAGCGGCAGGCCTACTGCCAATGGTGCAGCAGGTCAGGAAGGCGGTGCCGCATGAACCCGGCCCACCCGCTGGCCGCCCGGCGCATCGAGCGCATCAGGAAACTGCTGGAGCAGAAGTCGATGACCACGCACGAAACGGCAGCGGCCATCCACCTCTGCCTGCGCTGGACCATCAGCTACCTCAAGCACCTGCACACCAGCCGGGAAATCTTCGTCGAGCGCTGGGTGCCGAAGTGCGACGAGTTCCAGCGCCTGATCCCGTCGTACCGGCTGGGCAACAAGCCAGACGCACCGCGCTCTGTCGCGGCCCAACAACAAGAACTGGAGGCTGCATGATCACCGCCGAAAGTACGACCGTCTACAAGGCAGGGCGTCGCCGCTTCTTGACACTGCGCTCGGCGGTCAAGAGTGCCATTCGTCAGAAATTCCGAGACAACTGCGAGTGCGATTACTGCGACCACGATGAAATGCCAGGGTGCCCGACTGAGCATTTACCTTGTCGGCTACACGACGGCAGTAAGCGAGCGGAGAAGATCGCGCGCCGGCTTGGCCGCATCTACGTTACCGCCTTCCGCGCTTCAAAGGAGGCAGCATGATCCCCATCACCCTCATCGCCTGCACCGACAACAAGGGCGGCATCGGCAAGGACGGCAAGATGCCCTGGAATCTGCCGGAAGACCTGGCGCGCTTCAAACGCCTGACCATGGGCTACCCGGTGATCATGGGGCGCAAGACGTTCGAGTCGATCGGGCGCCCGCTGCCGGGCCGGGTCAACATCGTCCTGACGCACGATCTGGGCTGGACGCAGGAGTTCGTCGAGACCGCCAACTCGCTCAAGGAAGCGCTAGCCATTGCCGAAGCCACTATCGCCGGCCGCGCCTTCGTCATCGGCGGCGCCGAGATTTACAAGCAGGCGCTGCCGCTGGCGTCGATCATCGAGCTCACCGTGATCGACCGCGACTTCGATTGTGACACGTTCTTCCCGGATGAGGACGAGCGCGGCGCCGAGTGGATCGATGCGCAATACAAGCGCGGCAGGTCGACGACAGGGCTGGTGTACTGCTTTGCGACCTACCGGAAGCGGAGGCAGTCATGAGCAAGCCAAGCGGCCCGCCGGCAAAATTTATCATCGTAGTGATGGTGGCCGGATTTGCACTGATCCACTACTTCGAAGGTCAACTGAAAGCGTCACTCGAAGAGTGCGAAAAGCGCGGTGGCACGTTCCTGATGCGTGAGCAGGCATGCATCAAGGCTGAAGGCATCGACTTGCGCACGAAAAAGTAACCGGGCAGCCGCCCACCGATCCGGGCGGCACCACAATGACAGATCATGAGCGACAAATCTCCCGATCTCCAGCGTTTCGCCAGAGAAGCCTTCGGCGCCCTGCGCGGCAAGCTACCTGATGGCGTCGAATTCGAGCGCGCCATGCGTGCCGAGTGGGACCGACAGGATGATCAACCGGAAGCCGCGCCCGGACTCGCGCGGCACATAACGAAAGAAACTATGAGCAAACCCAACCTCTTGAACGACATGGCGATCCTGACCGCCGCAACGGTTCTGACCGAAGGCTGCCACGGCGCCGCGCGTGCTTCCGGCTGGTGGAACGATGCCGACCCGAATACCAGCATCGCGAACCCGCTGCACTTCTCGAACAAGCTGTGCCTGATCCATTCGGAGATCAGCGAGGCGATGGAGGGCGACCGCAAGAAGCTGATGGACGACAAGCTGCCCCACCGCCCAATGCGCGAGGTGGAACTGGCCGACGCCGTGATCCGCATTTTTGACCTGGCCGGTGGCTACGGCATGGACCTGGCCGGCGCCATTGCCGAGAAGCTGGCCTACAACGCCCAGCGCGCGGACCATAAGCCCGAGAACCGCGCGGCAGAAGGCGGCAAGGCATACTGAACGATTCGGCCAAGCGCCCCGGCCTGTTGGGGCGTAACTACAACAAGGAAATCACCATGGATAAAGACACCATCATCGGCCTGCTGCTGGCGGCCGTCCTGCTGATCGCGGTCATCCTCTGGGGCCATGCGCAGGCACGCCAAAAGCGAGAACTGCGTGCCGCAGCAGAGCGCCGGGCCAAGTCGGCAGAAGCCCTCAACGAACTGCACCGCATGGCCAGGCAAGCAACCCCTCACTGGCCGTCGCCGAGCACCAGTCGGCCATCACCAGTCAGCCGCACCAGCACCACGACCACCAGCCGCGACGATGCTGCCGATCGCCGGCGCCGTCAGGATGAAGAAGACGAGGCCCGCCGGCGCCGTCAGTCGGATGACGCATTCCACCAGCAGCAGGTCCAGCACCAAACCCTGATGGCTCAGTCGAACTTCAGTGCGCCGGAGCCGTCCTGCTCGCGCCGTTACGACAGCGACTACGGCAGCTCGTCCCACAGTAGCAGTTGCGATAGTTCGAGCTCGTCGAGTTCCGACAGTGGTTCCTGCTCGTCTAGCTGCGACTGAGCGGTTGCTTTTGCCACCACTGGTGCGATAATCAAACCACTGACCTGATTCGGAGACCACATGCACATCCTGCCCGCCATGCTGATCGGAATAGCCGTTTGGATCATCCTGTTGTGCGTTATCCACTCTGCCGTGCTGTTCGCCTGCGGGCCGTTTGTGGTGTCGGGAGTGGCGCTGGCTTTGACCTTGTTGCCGGTGCCGCGCCTCTGAATCAGGTCGGTGGTTCCTCCCTGAACTTGGTGCTTTCGAGCGCCATCTTTTTTGCGCCGGAGAAGTATTGATGGACAGCCCCAGCGAGCGCCTGCTGCGCCTGCGCCAAGTCATGGACCGCACCGGCATGGGCAAGTCGACCATCTACCGCAAGATCGCGCAGGCCGGCTTCCCCTCCCCTGTGTCCGTCGGCGGCCAGGCGGTGCGCTGGCGCGAGTCGCAGGTCGATCAGTGGATCGCCGCGCTCGCACCCACCATCACGCGACCTGCAGCTTGATCTGCTGCCGGTCCAGGTAGTTCGACCACCACGTCATCATCTCGCGCCGGCCGGCCATCCACTCGGCTGCATTGTAGGCGGCGCGCACGTCACTGCCCTCCACATGCGCGAGCTGCCGTTCGATCCAGTCGGAATTGAACCCCTGCTCGTTGAGGATCGTCGACGCCGTGCCGCGGAACCCGTGCACCGTCAGCCGGGAGTGGTAGCCCAGGCGGTACAGCCCGAAGATCATCGTGTTCTGGGATAGGCACCCTTCCTTGCCGCGCGACGGGAAGACGAACGGGCCGCCGCCGGCGAGCACGCGCAGCCGGCGCAGGATCGCCACCACCTGCCGGGTCAGCGGCACCAGATGCTCGCGGCCCATTTTCATGCGCTCGGCCGGGATGCGCCAGAGCGGCGCCGTGCCGTCCAGATCCTCGAATTCAGCCCAGGCAGCGAACCGTGTCTCGTTGGTGCGCACGAAGGTGTGCAGCGTGAACAGGATGGCCAGCCGGGTCTGCTCCTCGCCGTCGTAGGCGGCCAGCCGCTCCAGAAAGTCCGGCAGATCGGCGGCGCGCAGCGAGGCGAAGTGCTGCACCTTCGGCTTGGGCTTGAGCGCTGCGCCCAGGTCGGCGGCCGGGTTGCCCGATGCCTTGCCGCTGGCGATGGCGAAGCGGAACACGGCGCCGATGGACTGGCGCAGGCGCTTGGAGATGTCGAGCGCGCCACGCTCCTCCACCCGGCGCAGCACCTCCAAGATCTCGGGCGCGTCGAGTTCGGTGATGGGCCGGCTGCCGATGAACGGGAACACGTCACGCTCGATCCGTGACAGCACGCGCTCGGCGTGCGCCGGCACCCAGCTCGCCTTGAAGGTGTCGTGCCACTCGCGCGCGATGGTTTCGAAGGTGGCGGCGGTCTGGCGCTCGCGCCGCCTCTCGACGCCCGGATCGGCGCCGGCGGCCAGCAGGGTCTTGGCGGCGGCGCGGCGCTCGCGCGCGGCGGTCAGCGAGACGTGCGGATAGACCCCAAAGGCCAGCGTCTTCTGCTTGCCGCCGAAGCGGTAGGCCATGCGCCAGGCGCGCGTGCCGTTCGGGGCGACCAGCAGGAACAGCCCCTCCCCGTCGGTCAGCTTGTAGGGTTTGTCCCGGCCCTTGGCGGCGCGGCAGGCGGCATCGGAAAGCGGCATGTTGGTATCGGTCCTTGCTGGTAGCGAACGCCAGCGACAATACCAACAGATTGACCAACAACAAGCCGCGACGGGCCGGGACTGCGCGGCACCGCGCGGGACGCTGAAACCGTTGTTTTCCTTGGATTTCCTGGCTGGCTGGGTCTGGCCGGGACCGGGTAGTGGTAGCGGAGGAGAGGTTCACATTGGCGCATCAAGTGCCTGAGAACACTGCGCTTTCACCTGCTACCACGGTTCCGATACCAACGCCGATACCAACACACCGGCGGGACGCGCCGGGACGTCGTGGGACTGGTTTGCTGTGGAAAGGTCCGGCTCAGCGGTTATACCGCGTCATCAGCGGCCAGCCAAGCTGGCGCCGGATTTCGTCGATCGATGGTGGTGGGGTTCTGTCGCGCTGGCGCTGCTGCATGTAGGCGCGGGCGGCTTCTTTGGAAGGCTTCTGCTGCATGACGTGCTCCCGGTGGGACAACGATCAAAACAACTGGTGTGGTGGCCGGGCTGTCCCGGCTAGACGCATTTCCCGAAGTTACGCGGTTCACCACAAGAAGCCACCGTCGGTTTCCCCCGAAACACCGACTGATCTGAATTTGTCGGAGACGGTGGCTTCTTGTAGTGCCTGTCTTCCCAGGCTGCCAGATGCCACCTCCACCCGCGCATCACAGGTCACTCGTCCGTCCATTTGACCGTGGACAGCACCCGAAGGCTGGGTGTTCGCTCGGCTCCCCAAACGCGACCATTATGCCAGTGGCACGCGGCAAGGGTTATTGATTTTCGCTATTGTTTACGCGGCAGCGGTAGCGTCCTCGCCGGCCACGTACTGCTTCAGGCCGTCCACGCCTAGTTCGCGCTTCATGGCGCCGATGCCCCAGCCGGTCACTTCGTGGAAGCGGATCAGTAGGTCGTTGCCGAACGGCAGGCGGCCATGGCGGGTTTTCGAGATCACCGGCGGCTGGACTTTCAGCACGCGGCACAGCGCGGCGTCGTTCTTCAGCCCCAATTCGGTCAGCGCGCGGTCGAGCAGATCATTGGCTGCGCCAGCGTTGGTTTGGACGGCAGATGGCATTTTTCACCCCTTATTTTTGATTGGCCAGAACGTCTCCGGCAGGAAACGTTACTGTACATCAAATTAGGGATGATGGGAAAGTTTTCTGTCAGGATTTGGCAACAGCCGTCAGAACGGACCCGGCGAACATCCCGGCCAGGCCGTAGGCGATCGGCATGCCGCCGAGATAAATGCCTACCGCGCCGGCGACGGCGGCGGCACACGACAGCAGGCCGCACTTGCTGGTCACGGCTTCATAGGCGAGTTTGGCATAGTACATGATGTACCTCCCAGGAAATTGGTTCGATTGCCATAGCATAGCAAAGCTACGCCGCGGCGGTTCGATTTTCGCCAACATGGCTTAATCGTTTTTTGGCCTCGCGCCCGGTTTCTATAAGAAATCGTGGTGGTCTATGCGTTTTGGCGAAAAAAAAGCCCTCGTTTATAAGCGAGGGCAAAGGCCGCGCGCAGGAGCGCGGCTGGAGAGACTGTCGCTATTATCCCACGCTTACCGCTTCCTGCGCCGAACGCTGATGCAGCGCCACGGCGGCGCCGGCAGGGTGCTGAAGATGCGGGACACGCTGGCGGTCGAGTTGACGGTGATCTGGTCCAGCGTGACGGCCAGGTCGGCCAGCACCGGTGCCTGCACTGCCGCTTCTCCTTGCGAGGCCAGCGTGACTGCGCCCAGGGTGACATTGAGCTCGCCGGAACTGGATGGCACGGGCTCATCGCCTTCCATCGCCGCGGCCGGCTCGCCGCTGATCCCGATGACGCTGAACGGCTGCGTGCCTGACACCACCGCCGAGCCGCCCGAGTTGAACAGCGTGATGGTGAAGGTGTAATTACCCGGCTCGATGTCGACCAGCGAGTAGGTGCCAGCGCCAGCAGCGAAGGTGGCCGTGCCGTTATTGATCTGGGCGCCGCTGGTTGTGTCTGCCGGCGCCGCGACGACGGTGATACTGTCCACCACGCCCACATAGGTGAACGACCCGTCCATGGTTTGCCCATCCGGCGCGGGCTGGCTGGTGATCGATCCAGTAGGCAGCGGGACGGCCGGGACGAGCTGCACGGCGCCGACGTCGGGATCCAGGCCGCGGTTGTTCCCGCGCGCGTCGTTGATGGACTTGGCCGAGTCGGTGGCGTTGCCCAGCAGCGGGCTGCCGGCGGCGGGTCGGAAATCCGATGTGTCCGACACCACGAAGGGGTTGACCGTATCGACCGTGAAGCCGGCACGCGCGGTCGCCATGGCGATGTTGGTGTAGTTGCCGGAGATCGTGCCGCTGGTGCCGACATACGGCGTGTCGCCCACATTGACGAAGGCGTTGTTCTCGATCCTGGCCGAGCTGGTGGTGTTGAGGATCGCGCCCACCGCGTCATTCAGGGCGACGAACGTGTTTCGGGAAAACGTCGTCGAGGTGTTCGACCCCACGGTGGACACGCCCGACACGCGCACCACCAGGTTGTCGGTGAACACATTGCCGATGTTGTACTCGCCCATGGCGACGCAACTGGCGTTCGACGTGTCTGCGACGATCCGGCTGCGACGGATGCCGCAAATGGCGGCCGGGAGCGATGCCCCGTTGGGGTTCGGGCCGCCAAAGCTCATCACGCCGGAGCCGATGACGTTGACGCGGAACCCCTCGATCACCACGCCGCGCTGGATCTTCAGGTTCGAGCTCACGGTGATCGCAAGCCCTTCCGTGCCGACATCGAACGGGCCGTCAGGGTGAAAGTCGTTTTCGGCCAGGCCAGGCACCGGCCGGATAATACAGTAGAAGGCCGTGCTGGACGTGCCGACCCGAAGGTTGGCGGTGAGCGCGAACCCTTCGTAGCACTCGATGATCAGCATCTCCTGCGCCGCGACGAGATTCTGCGCGGCGGTGTAAGAGGCCAGTTGCGCGACCGTCTGGAGCGTCTGGCCGGCGCCGTACGGGACGACACGGATGCCGGGCGATGACGGGGTTGGGGTGATGGTCGGCATGGTGTGCGGGGTGCTTGTCGGTTAAGCGGCCAGGACCGGCGGGCCGACGTAGGCCGGCGGGTTGAAGAAGCCGAACGATGCGATGCGATATGACCAGGCGTGCGTTGTCGATGCGGCGATCTCGTCGTAATACCCTTGCATCACCGCGATGGCTTGATCCAGGCGAGGCACATTCATCTCCGGGAAGTAGTCCCGCAGGATGTACAGGAACTGGGCACGCATGTGCTTGGTGTTGTAGTTGTCCGGCGTGAACGTTTCATAGCCGCTGACACGCCCGCCGATCTCGCCGGTCGGCTTGCGAATCCAGTCCAGCAGATTGTTGGGCGGGCAAATCTGGCCCCAGTGCTGAGGATGAACGAACGCATCGGCAGGCGAGGAGTAGTCAGGAACGTAGGCAGCGTTGTTGTCCCAGCGGCCGTTGCAATCCACAAAGATGCCGACCGCCTGCTTTGCCAGGCACTCCATCATGAAGTCCAAGATCCACGCGCACTTGGCGGACTTGGCTTTCATCGCGGCCAGGAAACCGGTCTGCTTCATGAACATGAACAGCGCGCCATGGTAGTAGGTCTTGTGATCGCTGTTCGGGCGCAGGTAGATCAGGTCACCGACACGTTCAGGCTCGAACACCATGCCGAGATTGCGCAGCGCATGGCCCCGGATACTGTCCTCCAGGGACAGCGGCTGCATCACGTCATACATCTGCTCCAGCCACTTCTTCATGGAGTTCTCATACTCCGATGCGGAGATGAGCTTGGGATGGCTGCTGCTCGCCACCCAGCATTTGGCGTGCGTGGCGATATACCAGGCCGACTGCCGGGTCAGGAAAACACTGCGCTGAAACCCCTCGTTGATGTCGTACGTCACCATTTTGAGAAAGTGGAACGAGTGAGGCGCTTCCAGAATGCCGTGCGCGCTGCGGAGCATATAGGCGCTGTCGGCGCCCGACATCATGCTGTGGTGGACGTCCTTGCTCCATTCATTGGTGAACGGGCGGCCGTACTTATCCTTGAAGCCATAGCCATTGTCGTATGACTTGCCATTGGTGGCGATGAGCTGACGGAATGAGTTGTTGGCGGCATCCGGCTTGTTGGGATCGCCATAATACGCATCCGTGACGAAGTAGTCGGAATTGAACGACTTCTGCTTGTTGATGCCAATGCCCTGTTCGACATCGGTAAAGAAGTGCACACCCTCGTTGGCGGCGCCGCGCAGGAAGTCACGGTGCATCTCTTCCCATGGCACCGCGCCGTGGATGCGCACGCCATTCGGCTCGCTGGCGTGCATGGTCGTGATGTGCGACCACAGGGCGCGATCCTGCCGCGGCCCGCCATCACCGTTGTACCAGGTGCGCAAGCAGGTCGAGCCCGGCTCGAAGCCCCAGCCGATGAACTGGGTGCGGTAGTTCTCGCGGATCACCTGCGCGAATGCCATGTTCGGGTCGACGATGTTGGTGTCCAGGCCGCCGGCGTGCTTTCGCGCCCACTTGGGAGCGTACTTCACATGGCCCAAGCCACTCCAGTTCGCCTGGTTCCGGGTGAGCAGCGGCCAGCGATCGCTGAAGGAGCCGAACGCCGACAGGTTCTTCGGGTTGCGGCTTTCCAGGGTGACGCCAGGGCACACATGCCGGAAGAATTCATTTTCCTTGGGCTTGTGCGACTCCCAGGTCAATTCCATCGCACAGGTCCAGAATGGCTGGCATCCCTGGTTCCAGTGCTCTGCCTTCTGGCCGGCATGGTTGATCGGCTTGCCTGTGCCGGGAACGCCGTTGACGCGCGTGGACGTCAACTCGAACCATTCCAGCGTCGTCCCGTCCACGGCGAACAGCTCGCCCTTGAAGGCAAGCGGGGCCATCGTGTCGACGAGCCTGTTCAGGTCTTTTCGGAACGGCCACGATGCCCAGCGCCCGTGCGGCATGGCGCGGACGCGCACCGCGTGCATCGGCTCGGATGCGTCGTTGTTGACCTCCGAATTCATCGAGGCCACCGCCATGCCGAATAGGTACGCGTCGCCACCCGTGCCCAGAACCACGCCACCGCCAACCGGGGTATGCATCAGTTTGATGTCGCCGAACTGCGCCGCCATCCAGGGCACATCCAGCACGATGTCGTCGTCCCGCACACTGGCGTAGCAGGTGCCGGTCAGGACCGGATTGGCCTCATCGGCATAGTCCCAGATGCGGACCCCGGCCGGGGTCTTCGGGTGCTGCGATGGCGTCAGGAAGCCGGTGCCCGACGGCAGCCACTTGGGCGCCTTGATGCGGATGCCCGACACGAACCCGACCCCACTGTTGGCTGTCAGGTTGCCACTGAGGATGAAGTCGCAGCCGGAGCCGGGCAGGCCCAGCGTGCCCTCGACGACTTTGCCATTTCCCTCGATGCGCAGCACGCCAGTGCCGGTGGAAAGATCCACCACGTTCTTGGTAGTGATGCCCTTCACCTTGCCGATGCTGGTGATGTTGCCGCCGAGAGTGGTTATTGGCCCAGTCAGCCCGACGTTCAGGAATTCGACCCCATCAAGCAGGCAGCGCACCCGGCGCGAATTGCCGAGCGCGGCGATCACATTGTTCGCCCACTGCAGCTTGGTGGTGGCGGGATTGGGGAAATTCAGGGTCAGCATGGTGGGTGTCCAGTGGCGTCACGCCTCGCGGCGCACACGGATGAGGCGATCGTCTTTCGGGATGCGGATGGTCCGGGCCTGCGCCAATCGACTATCGAAGAAGATCAGGCGCGCCCGGCTGGTGAGGGACATGGCGCCCAGCGTGGCGGCCAGGGTGGCGCTGATTGGGAGCGAGCCGGAGGATACCGTCTGTGCAGCGCCCAGTGTGATGTTGGCCGTGCCGCGGATGGACACGGTGCCTGCCGACGCCAGCGACACGGCGCCGAGTGATCGGCTTAGCGTCGCGGTGATCGTCGTGTTGGCAGTCGATCCCGCTGCATTCAGACTGATCGCGCCGAGGCTCTTGGCGAGCGCGCCGGACACCGCAACTGCGCCGGCACTGGATGCGGTAGTTGCGCCCAGCGCCGCATTGAGCGCTGCGTTGACACCGGGCGTAGACGCCGTTGCCGTGGATGACAAGGTTGCCGCACCGAGCGACTTGCTGAGCGCGCCGGCGATTCCGACCGAGCCGGAGCTGGCGACCGTCGTGGCGCCGAGCGTGATATTCAGGTTGGCGCCACCATTCGGAGCGACATACGCAAAGTCATCGCTCTCTTCGGGGTCTTGAAAGACCTGCCAGAAATTTGCACCAAGCGATTCAAGCTCGTCGAGACTGAGGGCGCGCATAACAACGCCACCTGGCCCCATCCGCCCGTTCCAGGTATTGTTCGGTGCTTGCTGGCGTCCGCCGTGGTAGAAATTGCCATCACCAGCAAGCCACGCCCCAGTGTGGGTGGCAGTCCCAGTTGACACAATGTTGGTGGTTAGATTGCGCAGGTAAAATTGAACCGCCCCGGTGGCGTGCACGTAGCTGGCAGCAAAAAAATACGGCGTGTCGTTCACGGGGTTGAACGGCGAAGATACGTCAATGACGCCGGGCTTACTAAAAATCAGGCGCGACAGCGGGCTGGAGAAGCCAAGCGCAGCGCCGCCGCTGACGGTGTTCGCCGTCCCCATCAGGATGCGGCTGGTGCCGGTGCCGAACTTCTTGAAAACGCACCAGAGCGTGATGTCGACTCCGGTGCCGGCATAGCCTGTACCGTCGGTCGCCGCCCACGCATCATTGGTGCCGTCAACGGCGAGCGCAATTCCGCCCAACGTCGCGTCTGCCAGCTTCACAATGTTGCCGTAAGCCGTCAGCACTCGCCCGTTGACGACGTTCGTTTGCGATGCTGGGTTGACCAGAAATGCGTGATCTTTCGCCAGCGACGTGCCGGCAAGTCGCTGCAACCCTTGCGGCTGAATCCGCATGCCGCTCACTTACAGCCCCGTTTCGGCTTGCAGGTAGGCTTCGACCGTTACGGGATTGGTCGCGTTTCCGTAAGCAATAGCGCGCAGATACATCACACCGCGGCCTAACGGGACAGTCCCGCTCGATACACTGGCGCTGATAAGATCAGACGCGACGACGGTTTGATGGTCGTACCAGTTGGTGCCGTCGTGCGACGCCTGGAAGACCATGACGCACGGCGCCGTGACCGTTCCAACGTTCGTCATTTTCCAGGTCAGTGTGCCGCTGTAATACGCGCGCACATCGACGCTGCTTCCTGCTTGCGGCGATGCCTTGGTCGTGCCTGCCGCGCATGAGACTGGGGCCAGGATTGTGACCGATGATTTTGTGCTTGGCATGAATTATCTTTCCGAGCCGTCGGCATTAAACAGCGCGTCGGCCACGTCGATGAAGAAGTAGGTTGCCGGGCTTTTGCCGAGCGCGCAGAGGGCATCCGCCTGCGCCTGCGTCAGCAGGGAGCCGACGAACGACTGTACGGTTGCTTGCGCCAGCGGGCTGCCAATCCTGAACCGGCCTTCCGCAATCAGCGGCTTGACGTACCGAAATGCAGCGGTCTGGTTGATGGCGTCCAGGAAGGAGTTGGCCGCCTCGATGCCAAGCACCTCGATGATCGTGCCGTTGCCGATCTCGCGATCATTCGGCGTAGTGCGACCTACCGACATGATCGCTGCGATGGCATGGCAGTCGCGCGCGGCATAAGCAGCAGCGCATGCCGGGTTCGCCTTAACGGCGGCACGGAATGCCGCCTGCTCTTGTGGGGTCATGCTCGCCCTTTCGTGGAAAGCGCCGATCAGGCGTTGGCGGCCGTCAGTGCGAACGTGTTCACTGTAACGGCCTGGCTGACCGCGATGCTGGTGTTATCCAGGGTCATGTCGCCGCCGCCGCCGGTCGCGGTCACGGTGCCCTGCATGTGGCAGGTGGTGCCGGCGTTATCGACGATGCGGAAGTGTCCTGCGGTGCCGGCGGCGGCGCCGGTGCCAGACCAGGTGCCAGCCTTGGCTTTCGATCCAGCCGAAGCGGCGGCCATCCAGTCGGCGGGGAGAGTGATTTCGGTAAGCAGGGTGCCGGCAGCGGCGGCAGCGCAATCGGTGGGAGGTGGGCCGGTGCGGATCTGTGCTTTGACACTGGGGCCGGCGACGGTTTCGAATGAGTCCAGGCTGGCGTTGCGCGCAGCGACGGAAAGCTGAATTGCCATTATTGCTCCTTGGTAGTGGATGAGTTGCAGACCGCGCGCATGCGGTTGTATTCGTCGATCAGTCGGTTCGTTTTTCGCACAAGTCTTGCACTGTCTGCGGCGACGACGAGAACAGCATCAGCAGCTTGCGGCAGGAGTGCGGTTCCTCCTTGATCGACAGGCTGACCGGCAGCGGCGGAACCTGCGGGCGCGCCGCCTCCACCAGCTTGACCTGCGGTTCGGGTTTCTGCGGTTGGGCAGCGCATCCCGCTAGTGCCAGCAAGAGCGGCAAGGCGGTGGGAATCCAATTTCGCTTCATACTTTTTCTCCAGGTCTTGGGCTTTCAGTTCGGCGGCGCGCACCTGATCGCGCAGCTCGTCCTCCTTCTTGCGTGCCACGTCATCCCGGCGCTTCTGCTCGACCAGCGCGGCCTCGTTGTTGGCGCGGTCCTGGCGGTCGCGCGCGGCGGTGACTTCATCGCGTCCCTGCTGGATCAGGTCAGCGCGCAGGTCGGCCAACCAGAAGCCCAGCGCCACCACAGCCAGCGCCAGCGCGATCTCTTTCCACCAGCTCTTGAGAATGCCGAGCCCGATCATTTTTGCGCCAGGTCCGAATTGGTACGGAAACGCAGGCCCAGATTGACCACCACGACGGCGACACCGACCCACTTGTAGACGTTATCCGGCAGGTACTGCTGCGCCTCGGGCAGCGAGTCTTTGACGGCCTCATAGATCGGCAGCGCGGCCAGGAACACGCCGTTCAGCCACACCGTCAGCGAGCGCCACGCGCCCCGAAGTTTCTCTTTCATGCCAGCACCTTCTCGGCAGCGCGCGCCAGCGACAGGCGATCCTCGATGCCGTTCAGGCCGCCGTTGATGCGCTTGGTGATCTTGATGTGGTCGCCCTCGTCGGCGAGCCAGTTCAGGTGGTGGGTCGACCAATACCAGCCGGCCGAGCGGCAGGCGTTGATCGGCTCCTCCAGGAGTTCAGGATGGCTCAGCAGATCCAGCCCGAGCTCTTTACCGCAAGCATCGTAGTTCGCGCGGCCGGTGATCTGGATCAGGCCGCGGCCCTTGAAACGCACGCCATCGCCCGGCTTGACGTTGCCCAGGTCACGGCGCCCTTCGTAGGCAGCACCGCTGGCGATCTCGCGCACGTAGCGGAGCTGGCCGGATTCGTGACCGATCTGTGCGAGGAAGGCTGCGCGACGCTTCGGGGTGTTGATCTCGAACTCGCGCATGGCCGCGTTCAGGCCGGCGATGAAACGATCCGCCTTGCGCCGCGCGTACGGCATGATCCTCACAAGCTGCTCGACGGTCAGATCGTCCATGTCACTCGCCCTTCTGGTGGAAACTCGCCTTGTAGATCGCCTCCAGCACCACCAGCACCTTGCCGCCCATGAAGGAGCCGATGCTGACCAGTGTTGCCGTCTTCCAGGGAGAAAACCCGGCGTCCTGGCACAAGAAGAAGGTGATCATCCCGACAAACAGGGAGATCATCAGTTCCCCGAAGAAGACCGTGACGACCTGTTTTCTTGTCTTGTTACCTAAATTGACTTCCCTGATTACTCTCACGACTCCTCCGATGATCGAAACACCCAGCAGCAATAGGTAAGTGGCTACTGAGACGGAGGCGGGGTCTCTTGCAACGTCGCTTGCCTGGCGGAGTTCGTCATTCATGCGGGTCGCTGCACTCATCAGTTTGGAATTGGTCAGATTTTACCCCGGACGGTTCTGGAATCAAACCAGTATTTTGCCGCTTGTTACGCCTCATTTCCTGAAGTTAAGCCCAAGATCATGAAAGTTATGACCTTGGGCGTGCTCCGCTATTCCTCGTCGTCTTCGATGCCCAGTTGCTCATCCACGGAATCAGCCATCCGTCGGTTCAGGATGATGCCGTGGTCGGACTGCGCATCCCGGCGCATGCGCGCGCGGATCGAGTTGGCGATGGTGTTGCCCTTGATGCCGGCTTCCGGGTGCTTCTCGGCGAACTTCATCAGCTTGTCGGATGCGTCCTTGAAGGCGTCGTCGTCGCCGGTCTTGTGCGCCATGTACGCCTTGTTGAGCAAGGTCGATTTCTCGCGCTGGATGGCCGCCTGCAGGTTCATCTTGGCGCCGTTGATGTCGTACTGCTTGTCGACACGGTGCGGGGTGAAGCCGGTGGCCTGGCCGATCAGTTCCCAGGTGCTGAGCTGGTCAATGACCGGGTTGCCGCGCATGTTCAGCACGCCCTCGCGCGCGTAGCGGTTGGTCTTGACCAGATCGGTGATGGCCTTGGGCAGCAGCTTCTCCATGCCGCGCTCGAAGTGGCCCTGACGGATCAGGTCCAAGCCGCCCGCCCACTTGAAGCCCAGGCCGACGCCGGCGCCCAGGATCTGCTCGGCGTAGTACATCGCGGCGTCCTTGCCCTCCAGTTCCTTGTCCGGGGAGCGGAAGAACAAGTCAGGGAAGCCGATGCGCGAGGTGAGCGCCAGCTTGGTGCCGGTCGACGGCGCGCCATAGATCAGGGTGTCGGCCAGCCAGCGCGGCAGGCTTTCGTAGAGGGCTTTGCGCAGACGGTCTTCCGGGGTCAGCTTGTCGTCGTCATCGCCCGGCAGGAAGCCGGCGGCGATCATCGCGATCCCGTAGAACGGCAACCCCTTGATACCAGCCATCAGCCCGTGCATGCCCATGACGCCCACGAACTGCCGGCGCGCCTCGGCCTTCACTTCCGCGCTTTCGCCCTTAAACGAGTCGTGCAGGTCGCGGAACAGGCGGTAGGTCATGTTGATCGAGTGCTGCCGGTGGATCAGGAAGATCTTGGCCGCGTCGTTCTGGATGATGCGCGCGCGGTTGCTGTTCGAGTAATCAAAATGGGTTTTCCAGGTCAGGTCGGCTGCCGTCTCCAGCGCCTGGTCGTGCTTCTGCCCGGACTGGCGCGCCATGCGGTAGGCGGCCAGCGCCGTCACCTCGCGGTTGATGCGCTCGGCGTGGTGGTACATGAACGAGATCTTGCGCATCACCTTGGAGCGGGTGGCGTTGTACTCCACACCGGTCTCCCCTACCCCGGCCAGGTCGTGCGCTTGCGTGCGGTCGATCAGGCCGAGCTGGTAGAAGTCGCGTAGCGCCTCCTGTTCGTTGGCGGTCAGGCGCGGGTTGTTCTCGATGCTCCACTTCTTCGACGTCACCAGTTGTAGAGACGCCTTGCCCAGTTCCTTGGTGGCGCGCGCCAGGCTGCCGAACCTGGAGCCCAGCACCGGCACGCCCATCATGAAGGTCTGCGAGGTGTTGATGATGGCCGCCGCCGGCGTCAATGCGAGATTCCAGGTGAAGGCGATGCTGGACATGTTCTGCGCCAGCGCGCCGCCCTTCGGGTTCATCACCCACTGGTGGCGGTGTTCGAACTCGTTGACCAGCATGGTGGCGTCGATCGGCTTGTCGGCCTGCTTGGCCTGCTCGCGCATCTCGTCCAGCACGCCCTCCATCTGCTGGCCGAATTTCAGGCGTGCCATCTGGTGGGCGCCGTGGAACATGGTCGAGGCGTAGGCGCGCAACGCGTCGCCGGAATAGCCGGCGGTGCCCTTGCGGTGGATGAAGCGCTTGCGCATCGACAGGTCGGGCATGCTGGTCAAGTAGCGCTGCCACACCTCGTCCTGCACGTCCTCCGGCACGCCGGATTCGGCCAGGATGCCCTCGATGTCGGCGAGGAAGCGCGGGTCGACCGCGCCGCGCACCTGGTCGCGGTTGCCAGCCAGGCCGGTGGTGATCTCGTAGTTCGGGTGCTGCTTGCGCAGATCCTGCTCGAACTGGCGCGCGTCCTTCAGCCCCTCGAATTTCGAGAACGACACGATCTCGCCCTTGTCGTCGCGCACCGAGACGAAATAGTCGCCGAAGCGCGCCAGCGGGAAGTACGGCCCGGCCAGCCGGTTCGACTCGAACACCTGCCGCAGCGCCGTGATGCGCGCGCGGTCGCGGTACTTGGCCAGACCGGTGCTCTTAGCATACTCGGCCTGCGCCACCTTCAGTTCGGTGTCCAGTTCCTTGCCGGACAGCGAGCGCTTGGCCTTCGCCACGCGGGCGTCGAAGCGCTCGCGGGCGCGCGCCCGGCTCGCTTCCATCGTCTTCTCGACGTTGGCCAGGATGATCGAATCGAGCTCCTTGGCCTGCCCCATGTACTGGTCGCGGGTGCTGGTGTAGATATCCTTGGCGTCGTCGCTCAGCGCCTCGTAGACCTTGGAAAGCCGTTCGTGCGCCTCCTTGCGCGCCGGCTCGGCTTCCAGCTTCTCGCGCACGCGCGCCGCGGCCTCGCTCTTGGGCTGGCGCTTGAGGATGGTTTGCTCCTCCTTCGACACGTCCGGCTCGTAGGGTTTCGTTGGGTCGACCTGTGCGATGGTCGATTCGTGCATCAGATCGGCCAGCGCCTTGGCCTCCTTGCCGGCCGTGGCATTGAACTTCAGCCAGCGCTGGGCGTGCTCGTCGTACTGGCTGTGCTTCTCGTTGCGGTAGGTGTCCATGGCGCGCTTGACGCGCATGTAGTCCTTGACCGCCGTCATGCCGGGCCGGGCGAAGTCGGCCAGGTAGTTCATCGGGGTCGAAGGCAGGATGCCGTCTTTCTTCAGGCGCGCCAGCCCTCCCTCGACGGCCATGGACAGCGGGGTGCGGTCGATGTGCTGGGCGTTCGGCGCCGGGCCTTCGTCGTCGGCGATGGAGTAGCGCGGCTTTTCGACGATCGGGCGGCCCTTGTCATCGACCGGGCCTTTGTAATTACGCCAGAACTCAACTTGCCCGGCGAAGTCCGGCGCCACCAGATCTCCATTGCTGTCGACGATGGGGCGCCGTGCGCCGTCCACCTCGACGGTGCGATTATCGTTGACCGAGAACAGTTCTCCGATCGGCCCGAACATCTCCCCGCGCTTGGCCGCCGCCACATCCATGATGGCCAGCTTGGCGAAGCCCGCGAGCTGCGCCGGCGTCACTTCACCGATCTGCTTGCCGTAGCGCGCCACCATGTACGCCTTGACCACGCCGATCACGTCTTCGACCCACTTGCGAATCACGGCCGGCAGGCTGTCGCGGTTGGTTTCGTACTCCTCGATGGCGTAGGCGGCGAACTCCTCCACCTCCATCTTGGTCGTCACTGCACCCTTGCCCTTGGCGGCGGCCACGCGGGCGCGCGCACGGTCGTAGAACTCGCGCGCCTTGCCACTCGACTCTTCGGACTGGCGGTACAGAGACCCCATCCGCCCCATCAGGTCGGCCCACTGCTTGGAGCCGATCAGGTTCTCGGCGCCCTTGTGGAACATCTCATGCAGCAGGACGGCGCGGGCGTTGTCCTTGTTCAGCGAGCCGGAGACGAAGTGGATGGACCCGTCCGGCATGGTGATGGCCTGCACGCCGCGCGGCACCTTGCCCGCTTCCTTCGGCAGCGTCTTAGCCGACTTGTGGATCTGGATGATGCCGCTCTCGATCATGCGCGCGATGACCGATCCCACCGGGCCGACAGTGATGACCTTCTTGACCTGCTCCGGCGTCATGGGCGTGAACGGCGCGGCCACCGATGCCGCCGCATCCTTCGCGCTGGCCGTGGCCGGCACCAGGTCCGGGTGCTTCTCGTAGGCCGACAGCAGCCACTTCTCATCCTTGCCGTCGCGGTCCAGGCGGATCACCGCCTCGTCGCGCTCGTTGCCGATGAAGATGCGCCCCACCTGGCCCGGCTTCTCGTAGACCTTGCCGTCGCGCAGCAGTTCTGGCAGGCGGTCCATGAACCCGGCGCCGCGGCGGCGCGCGATGTGCGCCAGCCCGTGCTTCTCGTCGCCGTAGGTGATGGTGATGTCGCCCACACCCTCGCGGGTGATGGTGGTCTCGCCCTGCTTGTCGGCCATGACCTGTCGGATGCCGTCGGCATCGACCGAGTATTTCGGCTCAGCCTTGGCGCGCGGCTTGCGCGGCTTCTTCGCCGGCGCTTCCTCTGCCGGTGCCGGCTGCGCTTCCTCCTTCTTGGTCGCGCGCTGCACCGGCCCTGTCTTCAGGTCGCGCTCGCCCGGCTCGGTCTGGTGCACGCGCTCGCGGCCATCCACGCCTTCCGCCGGCACCCACTCGTCGCCCTTCTTGATGACTGCCTGCACCTTGACGCTGAACCCGCCGTCCTCGCGCGGCTCGTAGGCCAGCACGCGGTCGTGGCCACGGTAGGATTTGACCACGTTGCCGGGCGTGAAGTAGTCGGCGCGCGCCTTCTCGCGCTCGGCTGGCTTGGCCTTCTTGCGACGGGGTTCCTGCTTGGGCTTGGGTGCTGGCGCCTCGGCGCGCGCTGCCTTGCCGGCGGCGCTCTCCGGGTCGTTCAGTTCGCCCAGGTGCTGCGCGGCAGGCACGGCCTCGTACTTCGCGGTATTGAGCGCGTCGACCTTGCGCTGGTCGAATGTCTCGGCAATCACCTTGCCAGTGCCCTTTTCGCGGATGATCCAGCTTGCCGGGCTGTCCAGCATCGGGTTCCCGGTGGGCGCGGCCTTAGTGCCCTTGCGCTTGGCGATGCTCTCGGCTGCCTGGCGCACCGCCTCATCCTGCTTGGCATGCTTCTGGCGCGCGGCTTCCAGGCTGGTCAGTGCAGGCTGGGCGTCGGCGGCGCGGTCTGCAGCAGGAACATCAATTCCAGCGCTGGGTGCAGCTTCGGCGGGAACGGCTGGTCCGTTTCCGACAGGCTCCTGATCAGCTTGGCGTCCTGCCGGCTCACCAGCCCGTTGCGGCGCAGGATCTTCAGCGCCTGCCAGCACGACATCTCGCACTCCAGCATCAGCGGTATCGCTTCGTCCATCGCTTTTCTCCTCGATCGGTTGGATGGTGAATTTGCCCTTGGCCTCGACCACTTCGTGCGGCTGGCCGGTTTCTTCAGCGTGGCGCAGCATCATCTTGTTGGCTTGCGCGCGGTCATCGAACGGGCCGGTGGTCAGTGGCTCGACGGATGGTTTCGACTCGGCCTTCGCATCGGCGGTCTTCTGGCGAATTGCCGCCTCGACCTCCTTGCGCGCCGTCAGGAACATCTTGTTCCAGCCGCCCGATGCCTTGGCCTGGCCGGCGATGTACTGCAGCCGCTCGCGCAGTTGCGGAAGTTCCATCGTGTTGTAGTCCGGCTCGGCGGGCTTGGCCGGTGGCGCGGGCGGTGGCGGCGCCGGGTTCTCGGCGTGGCGCTCGGCCGCCTCCTCGACGGCGGCGGTCAGTGGGCCAGCAGGTGGTGCCGGCACATCGACCGGCTCGATCGTCACGCCATCCTTGTCGTTGAAGGCGTAGACCTGGCCGTCGTCGTCGACGATCTCGGTGGTGGTGGTGCCGTCTTCTTCCGGCGTAACGGCGATCACGGTGCCGGCGACTTGCCCCTCGGGTGCGGTGACGATGACGCGCGCCTCGGGCGTCTGGTCGGCGGCCTGCTCGACGGCGCCGGACAGCGGGCCGGATGGCGCCGGGCTGGCCGGAACCGACTCTGTCGCCGGGGTGGGCTGCTCTACAGGTGCTGGCGGCGTAGGTTCTGCGGGCGCTGGCTCGGGCTGCGGCGCGGGCACCTCTTCCAGTGTCGGCTCGACGCGCGGCGGCTCGGCTGGTGCTGGCGCAGGCTCGGCCGGCGCTGGCTGCGCTGCTGGGCGCGCGACGGATGCCGCCACGCTGCCGATCGCACCACCTTGCAGGCCACCCTGCACCATGCCGCCCAGCGCCTGGTTGGCAACGTCCTCGGTCAATTCCTGCTTCGGGTTTGCCTGCTGCAGCGCTTCATTCTGCGCCAGCTTCTGCGCGGCGCTCTGCGGCAGTTCCTCGAATACGCCTTCGGCCAGGGAGCCTTTCGCAAAGCCCTTGGCGGCATTCTTGATCGTGGCCTGCCCCACCTGCTCGGTGAACAGCTTGGCGATCGTTCGATCTCCCATGCCGCCGAACATGCCCGTGACCACGCCGGACGTGACGAATGCGCGGGTGGACAAGTCGCCCGCCAGCGCGGCGCGCGCTTCGGTCGGGTTCATGCCGGAGGCGATCAGGGACTGGTATGCCTCGGAAGTGTTCAGCACCTCTTGCGGCAGCTCCTGCACTGCCAGCCGGACCTCGCGCGCACTGCCTGCGCCGCCCAGCGACCCTTCGGAGATTGCCCCGGCGACGGTCGCGGTTCGGGCTGCAGCCTGCGATGCTGCGGCAGTTCCTGCGCCGGCGGCGATCTTCGCGCCATAGGCGGCTTTGGCCAACCTCATGGCCGGCAGCATGGACAGCGCCTGCTCTGGAAGCGATTGCACCACGCCGCCCAGGTAGCTGCGCGGGTCGGACCACGCCGAACCGAAGCTGCCTTTGTCGCTATCCCACCACTTCTTGTCGATCGCCGCCTGCATCTCCGGGGTCATGCCCTTGACCATCTGCTGGGTGTCGCGGCGCAGCAGCTCTTCGGAATTCTTGACCTCCGGGTGAAAGTAGCGATCAACCGCATCAGCGCCTTCGACAATCGACTCGCCCACGCCGGGAATGCGACTGACCAGTTCGCGCACGTTCGCCGCAGTGCTGTTCAGGCCGGCCTTGAAGTTCTTGCCGATGTCGGTCAGCAGATTGCCGTCACCAGCCGGCGCCGCGCCGGACAGCGCCGCCACCTCTTCCTCGGACATCTCGACATAGCGCGACTCATCCACCTTGCCGGTCTTCTGGTAGGCCAGCACTTCCTCTTCGCTCATCGGCTCGAACCGGCCTTCCACCGCCGCGCCGCTGTCGGAGCGAACTTTCCCGCCTGCGCCACCAGCCACCTTGCGCGCATAGTCGGCGGTGCTCGACAGCCCGTCGTGCGTGTTCGGGATCTGGCCTCGCTTCAGTTCCTCACGTCCGTAGCCAGCGTGATAGCCGGCGGCCAGCAGCGCAGGATCGTCGGTGCCGAGCATCTTGCGCCCGTGCGCCAGGTAGCGCAGGCCGGCTTCCATGTTTTTCCATGGATCGCGCATGCCGTCCTCGGTGCCCATCATCTGCTTGTAGGTGCCAGGCATCACCTGGAACCCGCCGACGGCGCCCTTGGGGCTGTCCTTGCTCTTGAAATTGCCCGACGATTCGGCACGGAAGATCGACAGCGGCAACGCCGGGTCCAGCCCGAGCTCGACCGCACGCTTGATAATGTCGGCGCGCGTCGGCATGCTCGATACCGGGGCTGTTGCTGGGGCCGGCGTGGTGACTGCCTTCGCTGGCGTCGCCTTCACCTCGGGCATGGTCTGCGGCTTGGTCGCCTGCTGGCCCGGCAGCAGCCCCGATTTCGTGATCTCGTCGGTGATGTCTTCGAACGGGGAATCCAGGAAGGAGTTGTTTGCCACAAGGCGCCTCGGTTGGTGGTGATGAATGTTTCGATTTTAGCCCATGTGGTGCTATATCCAAACCACCCAATGGTTAATAAAAAAACCGCCCGAAGGCGGTTTCTGTCAGCGCGCGGGTGGCGTGAACGGCGTCAGCTTGCCATCCTTGAACACGTACACCTTGTCGCCCTGCTTGTAGTAGCGCCCCTCCTGGAACTGCTGGGCGCCGCCACCGGCAGCCGCTGGCGCACCGCCGGCGCCGTCGATCTGGCGCATGGCGTCGTCGATCTTGCGCTGCTGGACTTCCGGCGGGTCGGTCGGGAACTTCATGTCGTTTTTCATCAGGTCCGAGCGCACCAGCGCGCGGCGCTCCTCCGGCGCGGTGGTCTTCTTGTGCTGGTCGCCGCCCAGGCGGCGCCGCACCAGCGCGCGGATCTCGTCGTCGGGCACGCCGTTCTCGCGCGCCAGTTCGATCTCGCCCTGCAGTTCTGCCTTCTTGGCCTTGCCCAGCCCCTGCAGCTTCAGCCCTTCCTGCTTGGCCAGTTCCTCGATCTTGTATTCGTGCTGGCGCTTGGCATTGTCGGCCTCACGCTTGGCGCGCCGCTCCTCGCGGGTATCCTCGCGGTCGGCAAGGCGATTGTCGCGCGCCTCTTCGCGCGCGGCGGTGCGCGCATCGTTCGCCGCGTCGATCGCCGCCTTGGCGCGGAGCTGGTCAGCGGCGTTCTTGTTCTTGTAGACCTGCTCGAACAGCGCCGGCGGCGACAGTGCCGACAGGCCCATCTCGGTCAGCGAGCCCTTGTCGATGAACTGGCTGCGCTCTTCTCCGGTGGCGTCGGTTTTCAGGCGCACGTTGAAGCCGGTAATGTTGCCTTCCTTGTCCTTGACCGCTTCGTGCGACAGCGGGGTCACGCCATCGTCGTAGTCCTGGTAAAGCTTGAAAAAGTGCTTGGCAGCGGTGTCGACGTCGCCCACCTGCATGGCCTTGTAGGCTTTGCCCCAGGTCTCCATGCGCTGCTGGTTTTCCTTGTCCTTGGCCCACTTGCCCCAGGCCTCGGCCTTCTCGATGTCACCCTGCGCCACCAGTTCTTCCTGCATCTTCGGCACCAGCGTCTTGCTCATGAAATCCATGATCGTCGGGGTGCTCTTGCGTGCGTGCGCCATCGCCTCGTCGCGGGTATCGAACCCCATGTTGCCGACGCTGAAGCGCTTGGCCGGCGCGGGCAGGCCGGCGGCGGGGCCGACTGGAGGCGCGGGCGGCTCCATCGAGGCGGTCGTGACGGCCTTGACGTCCATTGCATTCGGCGCGGCGGCGGGTGCCGGCGCGGCAGGTTGCGCTGGCTGATCCGGGGCCGGCGCTGGCGCTGCTGGCGCACTGGGTTCTGCCGTCTGCGGTGCCGTGTTCAGCGCGGTCGGCGCGGTGGCCGGCGTGCCGGGCTGCGACGGCTCATTCTCGCGCACCGAGTCGGCAACCGCCTTTTCCTGCATGGCTTTCGCCTCAGCGATGCCCTGCGCGCGAATGTCCTCCAGCCGCTTTTCCTTGATGGCGGCATTGATCGTCTTGCCGATCTGGATGCCGTTGTTAAAACCTTGCGACAGCCCGCCAGCGAATCCGCCCCAGTTCATAGCCTACTCCTTATCAAAAAATCTTCTTGAGTGCCTTGCCCAGAATGCCGCCCTGAGCTGCCAGTTTCGCTGCGGTGGTCCAGGTCTCCTTGCGGAACAGGTCGGCAGGAGAACTTCCCATCGCCGCCAGCCGCATTTCGTCGCCCATGCCGTCGAGCTTTTCGTTGCCCTTGGTCTGGTAGTATTCCGAGTCCTTGTACAGCGCGCGCCCGGTCAGGGCGTCCTGGTTGGTGTGCAGCCCCTTCTTGCGCGCCCAGTTGTGGTGGGCGGCGATGCCGACGGCCACCGCCACCGGCCAGGCCGCCGCCAGACCACTGCCGGCCGAACCACTGGCCGCAGCACCGGTGCCACCCGCTGCCGTCCCGCCCGCCGCAGCGCCACCGGATGTCGCCCCGCCGGCTGCCGCACCAGAACCGCCGCCACCGAACGACTGCATCATCGACATCATCGAGCCGGGATTCATGCCGCCCAGGCCGTTCTCGGCCGGATGCGGCTGGGACTGCGCCTGCTGCATGCGCGCCTGCTGCTGGGCGATGAATTCCTGCTGGCGGCGCTGCTCTTCTTCCTGCTCGCGCTGCAGGCGCTCCTGCTCAAGTCTCGCCTTTTGCTCGGGCGTCATTGGCGCATCGTAGACAGAATTCATGAGATTTCCCGGTTGAAGTGCGCGATGCTCGGCGCCACTGCTGCGTTGATGATGTCCAGCCGGCGCTGCACCTCGACATGGTGCTCGGGGTGGTAGCGTTTCAGGTACTTGGCCGCGCCGTTCTCCCAGTAGGCCGAGCACGTCATGCAGTCGGGCGCGCCGTCCAGCATCTCGTAAAAGCGCAGGATCGGCGCATCCTGCTCGCGCAGGTAGTCCATCACCTGCTGGGTGCTCCAGTCCTCGATCGGGAACAGGTACTCGATGCCCAGGTCGACCGCGCCGGAGCGCACTGGCGCCTTGAGCTGGTCGGCCTGCTTCTGTCCCCGGATGACCAGCGTGATGCCATCAAGCACCATGCGTTCGTGCATCGGGACAATGTAGGTGCGCGCGCAACACGAATAGCGGTCCTGGATCAACTGGCCGCCGCCGTTGGCGACCACCCCGATGGTCGTGCTGTCGGCCGGCACGATGTCCGACGGCAGGCCGAACCCGGCCACCACGCCCGGCTGGTTGCCGGCGATCTCGACGAACTGCGGGACGATGGCGCGCACGCCGCGCATGATCGCCTCGGTTTCGGGGAATGGGTCTCCGGTGTTGCACCAGTAGACAGTCAGTTTGGACCAGTGCGGGCGCAGCAGGTACAGGCAGGCCAGCGAATCCCGGCCGCCCGATACCTGCAGGGCGATGCGCTCATGGCGCGCGATGGCGTCGTCGATCGCGTTCATCACCATGCCGCAATCGCCGCGCCGCCGAGCGTGCCCAGCATCGAGCCGAAGCCGGCCGACGCTTGCCCGCTGGCCTGCTGCTGTATGCCCCAGGCGTTGAGCTGGTTGCCGTACAGGTTGTTGAGCAGGTTGCCGCCGGCGGTGTTGCCCTGGATTGCACCGCCATAGCCGGTGTTCATGATGCCGGTGTTGGCAATAAAGCTGTTGTTGCCGGCGCCGTTCGCACCCACAGCGGCATTGCCTGCCGTGATGCCCAGGCCCAGCCCGGTGTATCCGCCACCCTGATTGCCGATGCCCAGCGAAGCCGCGGTGTTGCCGATGCCTGCTGCCGCCAGCCCCATGTTCTTGGCCTGCATGGCAGTCGCATCGCCAGCCTGGCGCGCGGTGTGCGCAGCGCCGGTGGCCTGCATGCCCAGTTGGCTGGCCTGTGTGCCGTTGCCGAGTACCTGCTGGCCAAGCTGGGTGGCCTGGCCGCGCATTTGCTGCGCCTGCCCGCGCACGTTGTCTCGGGTGGCGTTCTGCGCGCCGGCGGCGGCCAGCGCGGTGGTCAGCCCTGCAGACCGGTCGATCGCGGCGTAGCGCCCGGAGCGCGGGTCAATGCCCATGCTGGCCATCTGGCGCTGCTGGACCTGCTGCTGTTGGGCGGCATTGCCGACGACATCGGCCTTGGCCTTGGCCGCTTCCGAGTCGAGCCTGGCATCGCTGTCCCAGGACATCGCATCGCTGACCACCTTGTCCTGCACCGGGCGGAACAGGGTCTTGTAGCGGTCGCGCTCCTCGCCGCCGAAAGCGTTGTGCTCGGCGGCCTGGCGCATGAACTCGGCTTCGTAGCGCTGGCCGGCAGCCGACGCATCGGCGCCGTACTTGTCCAGCGAGGCCATCGTGTCGCGCCCGAGCTGGCGGTCCTGGTTGGCCCAGCCGTCGTATTTTTGGCGGTAGTCGGCCTGGACCTTGCGGTCTTCCTGCGCCCAGGCGTCAGCCTGCTGCTGGGTTGCCAGCCCGGACTCGACCACGCGCTTGACCAGCGCATCGGTGTCTTGCTGGCGGCCCTCGCTGTCCTTGTACTGCTCCTTGGAGAAGTCGAGCCACTGGCGGCCCAGTTCGACGTTCTGCGCGGCGGCCTGGCCGATCGCCGGGTCCGGCGCTGGTGGTGGACTGCTGCTCTTTTTTCCCATGTCACATCCTTAAATGAAACGGCACCGGCTTTTTGTGAGGCCCAGTGAAATCATCGCCACGCCCGGCCCGCCGGCTTCCGGGTGATACCCCTCCCGCACGAAGCCCAGGTGCTCGTCGAAGGCCAGCGCCTGCGCATTGGTCTCGTCGACCATTCCGGTCAGCCGCAGCAGGCCGGCTTGCGTGAAGGCGAACGCGAATGTGGCCAGCAGCAACTCCTTGCTCATCCAGCGCCGGGTGCCATCGCTGGCAATGTGAATGTGCGCGTCGACGTCGGACCAGTTATCGAAGACGACCACAGCTACCAGCTCGCCGCCCCGCTCCAGGCCAATCGCGCGCGCATCCGGGCGGAATGCCTCGATGCCGATGCGTTCACGCGCCCACGGCAGCAGTCGTTCCTCCTCGCCATAGACCAATCTTGCCGTCATCGTTCGAAACGCTGGTTAGAAATCACCACCATGATACAGAAAACGCACCAGCGCCGATACCAAAATAGGCTCACCGCCACGTGATCTTCGCGCCGACCAGGTTGAGTATGGCAGCGATCGAGCGCAGGTCTTCCACCAGCGCGTTGAACTCTGCCGCCGTAGGCGCGGCTGTAACGGGCGCGGCCGTGAACGTCACCTTCCCGAAATTAGCCAGGTCGGCATGGACAATTGCACGCTGGCCGGCGGCGCCGCGCGAACGGTCTCCGATGAGCGACTGCAATTTCTCCATCTGGGCAGGGGTAAGCAACGGGGTTGGCCCGCGCGAGCCGGGGCTGGATGGGTAAGCCATTAGACACTCCTCAGTTCTTGGGCAGTTCGGGCCATGACGACCTCCTGAATATCAATGTTGCCGGTCACTTCGACTTCCCACTGGCGGCACAGGCGCCCGCCGGGCAGTCGGACGATTTTGCCGCCACGCGAGACGGATGCGACCAGATCGCCGTCGGCGTAGATGTTGACACTGACCTGCGGGCCGGGCGGCGCCGGCACCAGAATATCTCCGTTGACCGGGTATTCGCCGAGCATCGAGCCGTTGATGTCGCCAAAGATCGACGGGGCAGCGAACAGCGCCGCATTGATCGTCTGCACCGCGGCATTGGCCGCCTCGGCTGCCGAGATGGCGGCCAGATCCTCGCGGTCGTCCACCTCGAACATCAGTGCCCCGAAGCTGGTTGGCGCTGGCAGCATGAACGGCTTGGAGCGCCAGGTCTGGATGTCGTTGGTCGACTGCTTCGAGTCCCATTCGAAGATCGTTGTTCCCATGACCATGTAGAGCGCGCCGCTGGTCACTTCGTAGAAGAAGGCATCCGACTTGTGCTGGCTGCGGATCAGGAACGGCGCCTCGCCGGACAGGTCCAGGATCAGCGAGCCCTTCACCAGCAAGCCGTCGGTCTCGATGTAGTCGTAGGAGCCGAAGAAGCGCCCATAGAACTGGCCGCAGACCATCGAGGACGGGCCGAGCTTGAGCCACTGGTCGCGCGTGAGCAGGCTGCCGGTGACGACGCGTGCGGCGCCGCCCTGCACCACCACCAGGCCGTCGTGGGACGGGTAGGCGACGGCATAGCCCAGGTCGACCATGCCCTGCGGGTTCAGGCATGGCATGTTGAGCTCCAGCCGCTCCATCACCATCGACTCCGGCGCGGTGCCGGCGGCCAGGTACGGGTTGCCCTTGGTGCCCACCACCAGCGTGGTGCCATAGACGGCCAGCGCCACGATGTCGTAGTCGGTGGTGAGGACGTATTTCTGGGGCCAGGCGTGCGGGCGGTACGGCTCGCAAAAGTACAGGTCTTTACCCACAAACCCGGCCATCATCCCGTTGGGCATCGACACTAGACCGGTCAGGCCATCGGGCGGGGCATTCCAGTCGAGCGATGGCAGCGGTTCCGAGAAATCGTTCAGCGCCAGGCTGTCGACATAGTTGGCCGTACTCGCCGCGCGCTCATGAATGAAATACAGGTTGGTGCCGCCGGACGTGCCGGTCTGGGAGCGGTAGATCCTTTGCTTGGTGATGGCGCGCCCCGACGGCGGCGCCGTGAAGCCCGACAGTGTGACGCTGTTTCCGGGCGAGACTAGCAGGTCGGCCGTGACCGGAGAGGGTTCCGACTCCTCCTCGAAGCTCGTCACCCAGGTGTAGACGTAGAGCACCGTGCTGGTGACGCTGCCGGTGGTGCCGGTGCGCGCCGCGGTCAGGGCAGTGCTGGGCGCCTGAACGGCCAGGTCATAGACGGCGCCGGCCACGCGCATCTTCGGCTTGCCGTCGCCGGTGTAGTACAGCCGGTCCTGCGCCACCGGGCCGGGCACGGCGTGTACCACCGTCGGCCAGTGCAGCCAGTCGGTTAGGTGGCGGTAGATCGTCTTGACCGCCCCTTCGGTCGCGCCATTCAGGATGTGGACCGGGAACGGCTTGCGGAACGGCGACAGTTTGCCGTCTTCCAGGCGGGTGGACTGCGCGATCTGCGCGCCCGTATCAGGCAGCAGCCTTGGTGTGACCCGCGGCGCCTCACCTGTAAATCCTGCCAGCTTGATGACGGGCATGTGCGCTCCTTCAGGTCTTCAAAATAAAATTGCAAACCAGCGTCGGCTGCACGTTGTTGTGCGCCTGGCCGGAACCGGTGTTCTGCGTCGAGATGCCGGTCGTCGTGGCGCTCAGGGATATGCCGGTGCCGGCCCCGTAGATGCCGATGCTGGTCACGGCGGCGGCGATGCTGATGCCGGTCGTCTTCGTATTGGTCGTGCGCGAGTCCGTGATTTCGGCTACACCGTTACCTGCGATCATGCCGGAACCACCATTGCCGGTGACGTTCGTGTCGCTGACGGTATGGTTGTGGCCGGGGTCCGAAACACCGTGTGCGTGGCCAGGATCGTAGACACTGTGCGCGTGAGTCGGATCGTTGACCGTGTGGTTGTGACCGGGATCGGTGACGGCGTGGCTGTGCGCTGGCAGTTGTGCCGTGGTCAGCGCGTGCGTCTCGGCGCCCAGTGCTGCGCCCAGCGTCGCCCCGGTCAGGCGGCTGGCAGCGGTGCCGCCCATGTTATCCACGCCGGCGGCGGTGCGCCCGCGCATGTCCGGCAGTTTCGGGTTGCCCGAACCATCCTGACCAAATGGGAACCCCTCGGCGATGTAGAGCGCGCGCAACGCATCCAAGCCAGAGTTCGAGAACAGCGTGCGGCCGTCGGCGAACGTCCAGCCGATCGGAGAAGAGGTGCGGGACCACGGGATCGGGCCAAAGCCCGTTGGGATCAGGGCGGTCAGCGCCACGGCCAGGTTCGAGGCGGTTTCGTCCCGCAGCGCGCCGATGGCCGTCTCGATGTCGGTTTCGGTCTGGTCGGCCAACGCCTCCACGGCGGCCAGCGCATCCGCCTGGAGCTGGGTGACGACGCCAGCGGTCATGCGGATCTCGGCGCGGTCGCCGGTATCCCACGCCAGTGCGGAGGTTCCCTCCTGCGCGCGCACCGCGGTTAGGAGGTTCGAACTGCAGTTCGTGACCCTCACGATCTCAATGTGCCCTTCGGCATCCGAAAGCGTCATCGGGAAGAACTCGCCGGCAGCGAGAGGTGGGAAATTGCCGGATTCGCCTGCTACCAGCACGATGGTGGTCCCATCGGCAGCCAGCGGCGCGGCGAGGTGCGCGCTGGCGTTGTTGGCCATTCTAATCGACATGCCAAAATCTCCTTGTCAGTGTTCACGGGAATGCAGGGCAAAGCCCGTGATGACAGAGGTTCTGGCTTGATCAGGTAGGCGGTGGTGGACATGGCCGGATTCTACCGTAGACGGGTCATTTCAGGTACGTGATGGTGATCGAACCGCCCGACGGCACGACGATCGAATAGCTGGACCCTGGCGTGACCGGGATGTCCGAAAAGGACACGGGCGTTTGCGCGACATTGCCGGTGCTGCCGGGGAAGGTCTTGCCGAAGCCGGTTGCCGACGCGCCGGTCTTGATCGGCGTGTTCGTGGTGTAGGAGGTATCCGTGAAGGCGTAGCACTGCTGGAAATAGTCGTAGGTCGGGTCGTTCGGGGTCGACTGCTGCGCATCGCAGTAGTCGGCTGGCTTGGCGCCTGGCAGTCCCGTGCTGGTGCCCAGCGATTCCGTGTCAAACCCGCCGGCGCGCTTGTGCTTGTACAGGGTGGTCGTCCGGCTGTACTGCGTCACGGTCGTGGAACTGGCATTGGTGCCGCGCGCGCCATAGCCGGATGCCGTGGCAAGCACGTACACGGCCGCAGGAGCCGGCCACGTTGTGTTGGCGGTGAACGTCTCTGTGACCAGTTTGCGCGATCCCAGCGCGGCCAGCATCATGAGGCTCATCGGATCACCTTGCCGTAGAGCGTTGCGCCGGCGTCGCGGGTCCACAGCAGGATGAAGTCGATGCCGGCCGCTTGCAGCGCGATGCCGTGATTGGCGTTCCAGTCCGACGTGACGGTGAACTTGCCGTCGGTCTTGATCCAGTTGACAGCCGGGCCGGCGATGGCCGCCGCGCCCAGGTTGACGCCCTCGACCAGCATCTCGCCGCGCACGCCGGCGGGCGGCCAGTTCGTGATGTTCAGCGCCTGCGGACCGGTGCCTGGTGCAAAGCGGTGGTGCGGCCCTTCGGTGTAGTCCAGGATGGTGCCACCGGCATCGTCCTTGAAGGCATAGCCGGTGTCCTTAAGCACCGCGCGAGCCAGCGCCGTGTCGGCCATCGTGATGGTGCTGGTGGTCGACACTGGCCCGGTGAAGTCGGCGCCGGCGCGGTCGGCTTTCGCATCGATGCCGCCGGCGGTCAGGCGCAGGTCGATCTTGTCGCCAGCGGAAAACGTCACTGCGATCGTTCCCTCCTGTGCGCGCGACATGGTGAGAATGTCGCCGTTGCGCGCCGTGACCCTGACGATCTCGAATACCGGGTTGGGTCCGACCATCTTGACCATCGTGGCCATGAAGTGGTCGCCGTTGGCCAGGATAGGGAACTTTACCCCTTCACCCGATGCGACCGAGACGGTGGTGGACGATGCCGAGATTGCCCCGGCCAGCAATGATGAAGCGTTGTTTGCATAGCGAGCAACCATCTTAGAGATCCTTTACGCGCAACTTGAATTCGGTTTCCTTGATCCGGCCGCCGGCCGTCGACGTGACCACGGTGATGGTGTAGGTCTTGCCGTCCGCGCCGCCCGACAGCCACACTTTCACCACCGCCTTGCTGGCGCTGACCGACACGCTTTCAACGATCAGGTCGAACTCACCTGTTCCGGTGACTGCCGTGGCGCTGGTGATCGTGTCGCCCTCGGATAGCCACTGCTCGAAGTCGATGTCGTAGTCGAGCTGGTCGGCTGGCTGCTTGCTGAAGGTTTGAGGCATTAGCGATCCCTTTCCGGTGCAACGTGAACGATCCGCATTTCCGGCGGGACGGCGATGGCACGCTCCTGAAACTGGCGGATGACCTTGGGCGCGCTGGCCACCATCAGGATGCGCGACGGATGCGCGGCGGCGAACGTCTGCGGGACCAGCTTCGGCCAGGGGATTCCTGCCGAGCCGGACAGGCGCAATTTTGCCACGCCACTGCCGAGTTGGGCGATGGAATTTGCGGAGGCATCCACGGCGCCCAGCACCATGCGCGCGGCGCCGGTGGCAATCGCTGCGATGGTGCCGATGCCCGAGCCGGTCATGCTCATGCGTGCGGCACCGCCCAGGAACGGGATCACGACACCTTCGCCGATGGCGGCCAGGTGCGCACGCGCGGACTGTGCGATGCCGTGCATGATCAGTTTGGCCTTGCCGTGCGCGGCCAGCGCCATCGCCGCGGCGCCGCTGCCAATGATCGCCACCACTCCGCCGCCGGAAGCTGCCGCCTGCATGGCGGCCACGCCACCCGAGTGCATGACCAGGTGCCCGGCAGCCGATGCGCTCATGGCCTGCTGCGCGGCACCGAACCCGAAGTGCGT